GGACAATTCATCTAGAAGAATAACTGCATTCTCCGTTTGAATTGCTTTAACAAATGAAGATTCATCAAAGGTAGTCTCTCCGGATTTGAAATGCGTATTACCAATAAGAGTGGCTCTAGGATCTTGAGTCGCACCCAAGTTAAAATAAAAGAATGGACGATCCGTTGCAACGGGAAGTGCCTTTGCTGCTTGTGTCTTACCACATCCTGCAGGACCAACCATCATGATGTTCTTGCCTCGAACTGCCGACCTAACAAGATACTTCCATTTGATGTCAGACATTTCTAAATCATTGGGCTTAATGTTAGCAGCATTGGTAATAAGAGCCATCACCGGATCCATTTCTACGGGTTCAGCTTTCTGTTGAGGTTGCATAGGTTCGGTTGGTACTTCTGACAATTCTACTTGTCTTGCACGACCTGTTTCTTCATCGAATGCTAATGCTTTGCCGTTTTCAACTGCGGCTTTAATCATAACATCTCGGAACATTGCTGAAATGTCTCTGCCTGTTCCCACTTCAAATACCTTGTTATCTCTAACAATACCAAAAATCTTTCTTTTCATAACTCATTTTTTATACTATAAATATAATGAATTATTTGTTCGAAACCAAATTATTTGATAACTTTTTTCATGGTACCGTCGTCATAAATTTCAATGTATGCTCCAGATTCAAATTGCGGATCGATAGTTTGTCCTAACATGTTTACGACTTTTACAACTACTCGTTGTTTGCTATTGTCAACTGATATTGGTCCATAGATTTCAAAGTATCCATCATTATCGTATTGCACAATTTGATAGTAATTGATTTGCGAATCAAATTCATTGTCTACAAATGTATATGTAAGAAGTTCAGTACTATTACCTGCCGCAGGTATTTGCGATATGGTTTTAAAGTCACCATCTTGCATTCTTTGTATTTCGTAATGAGATGTGTTGTGTTCGGAAGCAGTTTTCCAAATTAACAAATTGCCTAAGCTGGTGCTTCGTGCTTCATATGATATCATCTCAACCGGCAATGCAATAACTTCAATTAGTTCTACGTTGTCAATCCACCATTCTTCTCCTGCCGAATTGGCTCTGCAATACAAATCAACTGCAACCTGCGTAATGCCGGCAGGTAAATTGAGTGTAATGGTTGATGGTCCGGTAGTGGATGCGCCGCTTGGTGCTTGATACACATCGCCAACGGGTGCTGCTGAATTTGTAAATGTTCCATTTGCTGTATGCGTAATAGTACCCGTTGCAGTGTATGGCCATGTTGCGTTGCTGTTTCCCGTTATTCTCATTTCGTTAACGTAAGATACGCCGCCATTGGTAGATACTTGCACGGAAACATAGTCAGCTACATCAGCTCCACGGGTCGTAGCTGTTGGATTTGAAAATGTATATGAAGCTAATCTAAATTTAAATTGATATTGTTTTGTAGCATCCAATCCGGTGACATTGGGTAATGAATACCAATCTTGTTCTATAGCACTAGTACCAGAGCCAATTCCATACAACACAGCACTTTCAGTTGGAGTAACTGATGCATTAGTAAACCAATTGGCTGTAGCTGCTGGAGTCCACCATAGCCCTGCCCAATTCCATGTTTCCATGTAATCATAACGAATAACTGTTTGTGCATTTGCAAATCCAGTTAAAAATAGAAATACTAGTAATATCTTATTCATGTGCATGTTTTTTGTGTTTGTGTTTGCGGGTGTATGTTTTTTTAGATTGTTCGACTCTCGGAACAAACCGGCCATCGAAGTAACCTTGTTGTCGTTGTGACTCTCTTGAAGCCGCTAAATTAATTTTCAGAGTTTGGTTGTTCATAACGTGACATAGTTTGTTGAAATGCAGTTTCATACAATGCAACTCGATCATGTAGGAATTGATGCTGTAGTTGAGTTACCGTATCTAATACTTCATTATGGATTCCGTACGCGTACGCTTCCATCATTATTTCTTCAATTTGATCTGCCATATCCATATCCTATTATAATAATAAACAATTTAAATTCCAAATTACCATTTTCTACAAGACCAATATCTTGCTTTCCATCTTGGTCCTGGAGTATCACAACGGTGTCTGGCTCTAAATGAACGTCTACGTGCTGGATTGCTTTTACGGATTCTCATATTAGGGTCACCAAAGTTAACCTTTACAACGTTGCCTTTGTCATTCTTAACATAAACTTTAAACTTCTTAACATCACCTTGCATTGGTTTACCTAATTTAACGGTACGTCCTTGATACTTAGCCTCTGAGATTACATCAAATTTACCAGCTTTAATATCTTCTAACATTGCAATTGCACATCCATTGCATATTGACATTTCTTCCATAGATTCCTTTGTTTTATTTCCCCAATTTTTTGCTCCGACATTACGACATTTTGATAAAGCTAATGATCCATATGCAGATGGCCAAACATCGTAACGAGCCTTTACTTTGTGATAACACGCATCTCGTTTTGCTTTTTTCTTTTCTTCTAATGACACTTCCTCAGCCTTCGGAGTTCGTTTACCCATTCCAACACGACGCTTTTGCCGTACGAGAGCATCTTTTTCTTTTTTATCAAATGAACTCCATGTTTTAGGAGTATCCTTAGAAACTTTGCGACTAGGACGACATTTTTTTACGCCTTTGGTTTTGTCATTGCCACAAGGTCTGCCATGTTGGTCAACCCATTTTTCTTTGACCCAACGTCGTAAATCTTCGTTTTTAAAAAATTCATCTAATGTCATTACAACTCCTGACGTATTCCCATTTTAGGAAGATATGTCTTCCAAGTTTTAAGTATGTTTTGTTTTTCCGTTTCCGTAATAGTTCCGTTGCTAACCCACAAGTTCAAATAGTCATTCACTACTTGTGCGAATGGACGTTTGCTTTTTTTGGCTTTGGTGTATAAACCTTGAATCATTGCCGGCGTTTCTTTTGGCAATGTAAAGTATCGCGATGGTGGCAATTGGCCTGATTGAATCTTTTTACGTAGTGCTTGATCTGATGGAATGTATTTGCTATCAATTGTATTCCATCCGGATTGCGTTGTGTGTTCTATTTCATGACGCAAAGTGTCACGCAGATCCATTGCAACCGTGCTTAGTATTTTAGGATAATCTGCCGGATCCATTTCCAATCGTATTTCTATCAAAGGCATATCATCCGAAGTTCGTTTGGTTTCGTTGTATGCATCTCCACCGACACGATAATCATCAAATCCTTGTATCCATTGTATTTTGAATTGCAAATAGAATTCTAATGGTATTGTAGCGTTTTCTACTTCTTCAAAATAAACGTGAGGAAATGCTGTATCGTCATCTATGCTAGGTACAGATTCACCTCGTTTAAAATATATCTTTTGTCCGGAAAACTCTCCATTGCGTTGATTAACGGCACTGTAACTGTCTTTTACGATTCTTAGTAATCGGTTAGATAAATCCGACACTATGCTATCGTAACGTCCTTCAATTATAAGAGTTTTCATTGATATCATATTAATAAATATCAACCCAACATATTATAATTCCAAAACAATTCTTTGTCTCGTTTAAATGGATTTGCTACTTGTTGATAGTAACAATTCAAGCAAAGCATTTGCAAATTTTCTACGCGATGATTAGTATCATCTCCATCTATATGATCCAATAACAAAGGAACTGTATCATCAGTTACTCGGCGTTCTGCATATCCGCAACAAGCACACGCTTCCGGAAAAATGTTTAATGCTAATAATCGATTACGCAGTTTCCATGTAGGATAGTTTGGATATTTTCCTTGAAGTATTTGGTCTATAGAATAAGGGCCTGACGATGCTTTGCATACATCCTTTGTTATTCCAACACCGGCTTGATTGGTATGCAAATCATACAGCGTACGTCCCGTTTCCGAATCAACGTACATCTTAGCATATTTCTTGTAGGTAGTAAATGATATCTTTAAAAACCTAGCCGCTTCTGCATTTGATTTAGTATTAGCCATAGCATAACGAATATCAGATTCCGGTAAATCAAAAGCAGATCGACCTCGTCCATAAACGTATTTATACTGTTGGCTCATTAATATACTCCGTGTTTTCTCAACATTAATACCGCATCTTTAGGAGTTGTTTTAGTCTCCCACATCGTTTTCATTTCGGTTTTTAACTTGCTTGTAAAGTCTAAAAAGGTTGCATGATATACTCCGCTTCGTTGTTTTACTTCAGCATACCACGTAGAATAGGCTGAATACATTTCATCAAAACGATCTGCATCGGTTCTGTTTTCCCAATATTCAAGTTGGTCTTTCAAAGGCCACAATTCCATTGCAATGTTAGGATCTTTTCTTCGTCCCGGTAACATTTGTTCATGTGCCTTTTTAGCAGCATTTTTTGAAATAAATTTATCCATCGCGTTGATGGATCTATCTTTGGCTGACTCGCCAGAATATGCTGATTTTTTTCCCATTATTTTTTTATTTTTTCTGTTAATATAACCAATCGTTTCCAAGCATCTTCGGCCCGGTAAATGTATTTTTTAAAACGCAAGACATCTTGCTGTTGTCTTGCACCTTCAGCACGTTTCATGTTTCTGTGGTACGTTGCATGAAGCATTCCGATTCTAATCTTACGAAACCAATTCATCGTTTTTTGTTTTTAAATTTTGTAACTGATATCGTTAAGCCATTTCGTTGCAGCATATCACCGACATCTTCACAAGTATACCAATCATCTACAAATATAGAACATTGATTGTTGTTGTGAGTGATTGTAGCACATTGAACTGCCTGATAATAATTATGGCCGCAAACTTCAACTAAACAATCGATTACATGATCAAATGTATTACGATCATCGTCATGCAATATTATTTGCCATTGACCTCGTTTAGATGTTGATTGTTTTTTGGACATCCCGGATAATTGCGCATTGTTCATAAAACTCATTTTGTTCAGCATATTTCAAACATTGATCTAGAAAACGCAATTTGCGAGACATGTCCCAATGTTCGGGCCATTCCCAAGAATTGGTTTTCATGTGATTGATAGATGATATCAATAGCTTGTTAATAAAATTTTCTGTTTCCATAACTTATAATAAGTATTTTATGAAACGAATCCAAATTTACTAGTTGCCGCAAATTGACGTGCATTCCATTCCATTCTGCCACGAACGTTAGCACCAGCTTCGCGATACTCTTCATTATCTAAATATTCAGCTGCAGCTTCTTTCCATTTCCCATCGCGCATCAATTTCAATGTTTTCGGCATTTTTTCGTTAGACATCTCGCCTCGATAACATGAATTAATCAATGCTTGTTTTGTTGCTGTTGGAAGTTTTGCAAATTTTGGAATTAACTTCATTGCTTTGTTTTGTGCTGTTAATAGATCCGAATCAAACAATCTCAATGCTTCACTGTCAGTTAATCCGTTTTTAAATTTACCGGTGAGTACATCTTGTTCTGTTAATTTGTGTCCATATGCAATAGTAGGAGTTCCACCTTCGGGACTTTTATGTGGATACCATTTTTCTTTTTTTGGATTCCATCCTCCCGGTTTATATGATTTGCTATTTTCCCAACTTTTAATTAAATTTTTAAAACTTTGAGTCATGGGATTACCGGATGGAGCGGGTGTAGTAGTTGCGGCAGCTGTAGTACTAGCTTTCTTTTTGTTGGCTAGAATTTTTCTATAGGAAGTATCAATTGATTGTTTGTGATACATGTTACCAGTTGATATAAAAGATGAAACATATCCATATGGATCTCGGCTTAATGACTTTTTTACTGCATCATAAATATTAGATTTAGTCATTGCAATAAATGCAGCCTCTGCTACAGCTTCGTCATCGTTGAATATGCCTCTGGAACGTCTAAGCAATTGCGCAATATCCCGTGCACTTTTACTTGATTCGATTTTAGAATAATTCCAATCTCCATCTTCTCTTATGTACCAATCGACATCTTCATTCAACAACGACTTTAACCGTATCATACCGTTCCTACTTAGACTGTTCTCGTATAATCAATTCGCCTAAAACTTCTAAACGTCCTACTTCTCGTTGAAATTCAATTGCAGTCATATCCAATGAAATCTTTTTAAGTGTTTCATCAAATTCTTTTTTTGCAGAATCAATATCAAATTTACCGGCGGTAGCTCGTTTATAGTATGGAGCTTTTACTTTAAAGTGATGCCATGTTAATAATGCTAACCCGCCTTTTTCTTCAGCAGTCGCAGCTATCTTGGCAGCACCCTTTCCTCGAGTCTCTGCAAATTCCTCAAACTTATTGTTAGTTTGTTTGGATTCGAATAGTAAATTTATTAGTTTCATATTAATATATATTACTTAGTAGATTTATCTTTGTTAAACTCAGTCATATATGAATAATCCGTTTCATATCCAGCTTTACCTTCAACCGAATAAACTGTCATATCAATTTGATAACCTGGATTTTTTTCTATTCTATTATATGTCCATGCATTATCCATCCATATAATACGATTGTTAGGATAAATAAAATAATTACCATTATCCATTTTGAATACATGTCCACACTTATGTTCTGGTGTTTCTGAAAAATTAGTATCCAGTACATTTCGATTTTCATGTGACCAATCCAATGTAAACATGTATACTCCTTGTCGTTTAACTCCTGTTATAGAAATTAAATCAGCCCGTAATCCTGCCATTCTTTCTCGAACTTGTACATCAATATATGATGAAAAACAATCCCAATATACATGTTCTGTTAATGGTAATCGTTCAGCATCTTTCTTCCAAGCAAATGCATGTATAGGACGTCTTGTCCAATTTACCCCATTTTCTAGAAATGCTTCAAACAATGGCGATCGTTTCTGAATAGAAGCCACTGAATGCACATCGGCTGCAGTAAAATCGCCATGGCCTTTTTCATGATTAAATAAAAACTCGTTTCGTATGTAACAAGTTATTGTCGGTATGTTTGCGTTTAAGTAAGCCAATCGATCTCCTCTTTAGTATAAGTACAAGTTAATTCTTCGCCTGGCAATATACTACGTATTGTAACATATTTATCTTGTTTTAAATCGTGATATACGTTAGGCGTGTCTGAATGATTTATATAGTAAGACATATTAATATTATTATATGTTCTAGAAAGCCAAATTCCAAATTCATCTGAATTACATGTAGATGTTAAATGTTTTCGTACTGATATATCTGTAATCATTTCATACGGAATATGGATGGTATCCGGCTCAACATCATCAAATAGTACATAATTGGAATCGATTTCTGTTATTGCGAAAACACCAACTCCGTCACATACAAGCGACGGAGCTAATTTTGTTTTGCCATAGCAATTAATACTATGTACAATTTGTTCAAACATACTTTATTTTTTCATTTTTGAAATTTCAATTGCTGCTAATTGTTTCAATGCAGCTTTTTTAGTAGGATGCGTACCTAAACGTTTTCCGCCTTTACTAGGATATACTGCCCAACCCCCATCGACTTTTTGAATTTTTTCATGCATGACAGTTTTTAATTGATCCTTAAATCCAACAGGAACGAATTGTGGTTGTTGTGAATTGTATGCAATGTCATTAGACATATGACCGTAATCTGTATGTTCGGAGTTCATTAAAAATCCGCCAACTTCTTCTACATCATCTTTTGATGTTGCAATATGATCTGCTGCCCAACCATGTCCATTTGAAAGTATTTGATCTACATGTGCAGGATCCATCTTCAACATGGCATCTACCATTTTCTTAATAGTTTTTAAATTTTGAAAAAACATGTAGTTATCAGTATTGCTATGATCCATTTCTGAATTACAACCACATTCATTCAAGTGTGCCATGTTATGCCTTTTCTATGATAGACCAAATAGCGCCGGTAAGTGTCATTGCACCACCTACGATTTCTGTTACTACGGTTTCTTCGATTAATCCTTTCATCACAAAGATACCCCCAACAAATGTTAATGCATGACGAACGATTCCTAAAATTTGTTCTTTTGTAAGTTTCATAATTTTCCTTTATTTTATTATAAATATCAATTAAAAAGATATAAGTCTCCACGTAACCCCATCCCATATTGCAAAATTTCCAGCAGTAAAATCAACATATACAGATCCAGTAACCGGATTGCTAGGTTGAGATAATGGTAATGCAAAATATCCACTTGAACTTATTGCACTTAAATTAATTTTAGATGTAGCCGTTGCTGATATGTTTGAGTTAGTACTTCCGCTAACATTTAATGATCCTGTTAACGTTAATGTATTTGTAGACGGATTATATGTAAATGTAGTATCAGTTAATGGTGTTTGTTGTCCGGTTGTTGCGTCACCAAATAATACATAATGTGTACTATTATCAGATCCCGCAGCGGTATTAACAGTTAATGTAGATGTCGAACTACCTAATACTTCTCCAGTTAATGAACCCGAAAACGATCCAGTTGCTACTACAGTATCTGTACTACCTCCACTTAATGCATCAATTGCTCTTGTAACATGTTCTGCTTGAATAGTACCGCCATTGGTAATACCCGTTTTATTTATTATCGCCATTTTCTATATTCCTTTTTTTGTAAGGCCACCAATCTTTTGTTTGTTCGTTTAACCAAGCTTGTCTGTCATCACATCCACAATCTTCATCTAGAAGATGTGCTATTTTTTTAGCAAGTTGATCCAATCCAGTTGCCGAAGTTATTCGTTTAATATCGTCGCCTAATCCTTTACTTTGCATAGTTTGTTCCATTACGTATTACATTTTGAAGCCGCATTAACATAGTTTGCCATTGTGCTGTATGTGGTATTTCAAAAACTTTAGTACCGGGATAATCATAATCTTGTTCCGGGTGCATCATTTGTGCGTGTCCGGTGTCATCTATTCCCATTACTGGATATGCAACGTTCTTCATTGTAATTTGATTACCAGGAATCATTGTGCATTGACCGGGGTGATCCCATTGTCCCCGATGCGTTGTAACAGCCCCGGTTTTTTTAATTATATCATCCCACCCATCCGTATCTAAAGTTTTCTTACCAGTAACGTGCATTACTAAAGATTCGGTAACTTCTTTTTCATCTTGTTTTTGAAATGAAGACGGCAAAATGTATTTATCGGCCTTAAGTGCTTTTGCTAATAGTGCTACTAAACTTCCTCCTGGAGCTACTGCCATCGTAGTTAATCCTAGCATTTTAACGACATCTTTCATTTGGCCACGAACCCATGACCATTCTTCGGGAGTTAATTTTTCTCCATTTAAATGATCTAGAATCATTTTTAATGCGTGTTTTGTCTCTAAAGTTTCATTTTTCATGGCTGACACGAAAGTTTTTACTTGAGACTTGCCTTTGTCTATCATTTGGGGTATATTGAATTCATTTACAGCTTCTTCTACAGAAAGGCGACCCATTGTAACCTTTTGTTCAAGACGGTTTAAACGTTCTAAATAGCCTTTATTACGTAGATGTTTATACGCCATATTTTCTATAGAATATTCTCCTTCCGCATCTAATCCGGTTTGTCGTAAATGACGTAGTCTGGTTTTAAGACTTTGTATTTTCTTTTCGATATGCGGGTCTGTATCTTTTAATTCATCAATTTCATATTCATACGGTTCTGCCTTTTGTTGTATGATAGCATCATCAATTGAAATCATATCAGCCGTTGGTTTCGTTAACCATTTATTTTGCATCAAAGAATAAGATGCTACTGTAGAATGTAGTTTTTCGTTAACATCTTGTGCATACAATTCAATGTTCATGCCTTTTAATGATAATGGATAATTTTCATTCCATATGCTTTTTTTAGCGTGCATGTAATTTTTAACCAAATGCAAATTGTCTCCAACTTGACCGTAATTAATAACTACATGCAAATCTATATCACTATGTTCTGTCCAATTGTAATTGGCACTACTACCAATGATTATGATGTCTTTTACAGCTGCATCGACATCTAGAAACTTGTAAAATTCATTGGCAATTTTTAAGAATCCAGCACGAAGTTTCTTACGAAGTTTACCATTGCTCCAAAGCTTTGGATTAAGTGTTTTCTGTGTAATGTATTCTTGGATCATATATAATAAATATCATCATTTCCAAAACAATTGAACTAAAATTAAAGCAAATGCTAATGTCAATGATACTGCAGTTTTTACATTGATAGCTTCATCTCGAAAAATATATGTCATCAAAGTGAATATGAATATACCTGCACAAAATGATATGAATCGTCCTGGCCAGAAAAGTCCACCAAATCCTTGTACAACATAGCTAGTAGCTTCCATGAATAACCAAGTTATAGGAACTCCGAGTATCATTAGAGCCCAACGCCATTCTTTTGCCCATGGCCATATTAATGGGCCATTAACTTGTATCCAAACTAATATCTGTCCTAACAAAAATAACGAAAAGGATAACAAGATGTATTTATAGTTCATACTATATGATATAAAAAATAAAATAAGAATCAAAATTATTCGGAATCGTTATCTTTTTTTATGCTACCGCCGAATTCATAACCAAATATAACTAGTACAATACTTTTGATAAGTTCAAATAACCCATTACTCATTTCGTCGGTAAGAAGTTTTGTTTGAAAACTAACTACTTTGTCAACGATGAATAATCCAACTAGTGCCGTTAATAACAAAGATACGTAACGTGTTAACCATACTTTTGTTTTTAATTTTTCGCCGATATGTCGATTAACATACCAAACGAATGCGGCAATAAACAGGAGCGACAGTATCACTCCTGCTATCATTACAATTCCGCCAGCTTTATACATGATTATTTATCTCGTACGCCTTTATGGTCGTCAAATTTATCTAGAATTTGATTCAACAATTTTGCTTTAATAAATCCAGCCATCGATGCATTTTTTAATGCACTCATGATTTGAAATACAATAAAAGGTATCAATATAGTTTCACTTAACCAACCAGTACCTTTATATGCATCTTCAACTGACAACAGTACTGTTAAGAATGCACACCATACTGCTGCTGTTTTTAAAACTTTAATTGCTTTACGAGTTTGAAATCCTTCGCGTTTTATTCCTGCAATCACGCCAAAAAAACCATCGATGAATACTACAGAAATCAATGCCAAGTATTGATCATAATGATTCATTGTTAGGTTAAAGAAATAAGTACAAATAAAAGTTAACATAGTCGATAACGAAAAATATATTGCAAGTACTGTTGTTTTCATTATTTAATATCTGTTGATTTTAACAATGTATAGTTAAATGTATTTCCATGTGCTGCTTTAGCTTTGCGACAAATAGCCATAAACTCTTCGAAGTCTGCTGAACGTTTAAATACTTGACATCCTTCTGACCAATTTTCTACATATGTCGAATCCGCGCCGGCTTTATGAATATTGATACCAAATACTCCTTCTTGGATTTTGGTTTCATCGTACTTCATATCTTTGTTTGGATCTCTAAATACTTTAACTGGTTTATTTTGTCCTAAAGCTTCGTATTTGCCGGCATGAAGTCTCATGATGTGTGACCCGATATATTGTCCTTCTACTAGTCTAGCAACTCCAGCTTTGTTACCATATTGCATAACACCTTTCGTTCCAGGATCGGTAGTTGCTGGCCATATATGAAATTTCCAAACTCCTTCTAGTTTATAAGATAACGTTAACCAATCATCAAACAAATTTGTTACTTTTTGTCCGGTATCTGCATTTCGTATTCCGATGATATTCAATTCATAATCTTTATCACCGAACCATTTATATCCTTTAGCTTTGATTGCAGTCTCGATTTGTTCTCTAGTAAACTTAGTAGCTTTTGCAGGAGCTGCAGCTTTCGTTTCTACTACTATTCCCATTTTAGCTAACGTAGCTGGTCCAACTACTCCATCGGGAGTTAAACCATTTTTAGTTTGCCACGCTTTAACTGCTTCTTCCGTTTTAGGTCCAAAATTACCTACTTGTTCTACTCCTAAAACTGCTTGAACTTTTTTAACTAGTTCGTTGTTGTCACCTCTTTTTAGTACCATAATCAATCTTTTTTCTTTGTTATTACCATGTTTATTTTTTTTGTTTACTTCCAGGCTCATGAGTAGCATACTTGATACCCATGATCGTACCTACTATTGAAAATGCGTTTGTTAGTAATACACTAAACATATTACTCCAAGTTGATCCTATTATTTGCGTGTCTTGCTCTGTTATAATTGCAACCCAATATAATAGTGTTGTTACAAGCCCAACTCCAACTATAACAGACAAGGCAACTTTTACAATGATTTTTATTAGCTCACTCTGACTTTTTTTCATCATTACATCTAAGTCATTCAAAGCTGCATCCTTTTCTAATTCTATTGCATTCTTTAGCTTTTGTGAATTGTCTAGTTCTGCCTGTAAATTCTTTGTAAGAGCCTCTATTTTTGTTTTATTATTTACAGCTTCTGTTATATCAGTTGCAATCTTAACTACATCTGTAATATTCCCTTTACTATCAAGTACGGGGTTATAAGATGCTTGTAGATATACAATAGAGCCATCTACTTTTCTTCTTTCAAATACTCCATCAAAGTATTTACCCTTTCTTAGATTTTCCCAAAACTTGGCATACTCGTCAGATTTAGAATACTCATAGCTTACAAAAACACTGTGATGCTTACCAATAACTTTAGCTTTTTCATTGGCTTTGTATCCCATCGTTTCTAAAAATATAGAATTAACCTCTGTTATAAAACCATCTGTGTTAAAACTAATAAGAGCTGTACTTCTGTTGATTGCATCTATTTGTTTTTTACTATTGACAATTGCACTAATGTCAGTCGCAACTTTCATTATTTTGGTTATTTTACCACTTTCATCAAAAATAGGGTTATAAGTTGCTTGCAGATTGATAAGACTTCCATCTTTTCTTCGTCGTTCAAACTCACCTTGATAATACTTTCCGCTTCTTAAGATATCCCAAAACTTTTCATACTCATATGATTTTGAATAATCTTCACATACAAAAATGCTATGATGTTTACCGATAAGTTCTTCGTGATTGCCTATACCATAACCCATTGCTTCCAAAAAAATGTCATTAACGCCTAATATAATACCATTAAGATCGAAATAAATAAGAGCATTACTCCTATTAATTGCTTCTATCCTGCTTAATAACTCTTCTTTTGATAGGTTTTTCATTGCGATAGTCCTTTCAATTTTACTTCAAATTAACCTATTTCTTCGTCATTATTATTTTGTTTAGTTTCTCCTCCGCCTTTAGCAAATTTTTCTAGACCAGCTATACCTAAACTTCCCAATGTAACAATTACAAATGAATTGTAAATGTATTCATTTAAACGAAGTTCGTTTCCAAATGCGCCGGTAACTAAATCAACTATCATAGCAATTGCCATTACAGCAAAAGACATGAATCCGATAATAGTTTTTTCGTTGTAATCGTTAGAGTTTTTAAAGATTTGTTTAAAGTTTTGAAATGCCATACTTTTCCTTTTTAGTTAGTAACTTGGCGTAACTTTTTAAAAACTTGTAACTTTAATATAAATATGGTACTACTAATTAAAGACCTAGTTGTTCTTTATATTTTTCAATCCAGGTAGGTAAGTGTCCTTTTGGAATCCATCCTAAAATTTCTTTTGCCTTAGAATTATCAGCTAATGTTGCAAATGGTTCTATACGAGGATTGCCGTAAGTTTTTTCTCCACCCATCATATCTGCTACTTCATTAACTGAATAGTTACTTCCATTTCCGATGTTGAAAATTTCTCCATTTAATGATTCCGAATAATTGGCAGCTAACCAATTGGCTTCAACTACATCATCTACATAAGTAAAGTCTCTTCGTTGATTGCCATCATTGGTAATTGTTAATGGTTGCCCGTTTAACAATTGTTTTGCAAATATTCCCATAACCAAACAATAAGCACCTTCGGTAGACATACGTTCGCCATAAACATTAAAATAACGCAATGATACCGTATCTAATCCATATACTTCGCTAAACATTTTACAATATTGTTCGCCAATTAATTTTTGTAAACCATATGGGGACAACGGATTGGTGCCATGGGTTTCTGGAGTCGGAAAAATAACAGTATTCCCATATGCAGAAGATGATGCACTGTAAACTACACGTCTAACTTTTGCACGATGTGCTGCTAATAATACTTTTAAAGTACCTTGTACATTCGCTGTATTAAATGTAATCGGATCTTCAATTGAAGGTTGTACGCGTGCTAATGCTGCAAAATGAAAAACTACATCCGCTCCTCCGAATAATACCGTTAATTCATGTATATCAATTTCTGCTAAATCTTTTCTATGAAATTCAGCTAAATCATTAACGTTCTCAGCTTTGCCGGTTGATAAATTATCAATTACTAATACATGGTATCCTTCGTTTATTAAACGATCGGTCATGGTAGATCCTATAAATCCAGCACCGCCTGTTACTATTGCATTTCGCATATTATTAAATCTTTTTCGTATGTTTCTAAATGATTAATTGTTACTTTTAAATTTTCTAATTTAAAGTCTCCTACTTCTCCGGAACTTTGTATGATTTCTGACATCATTTGAATGTATTGAAAATCTTGTTCCGAAAACCGATTTCTATCGATTTCAATAACGATATCATTTTCTGCATTTGGATCGTTGTATCCGATACAAAATACTCGTTTTGTTAAGTCAAATGCCGTGTTAGATTGTTCCTTATCAATGTAATGCGTCGTTAATACTTGCATATCATCTTCTATGTATATTCTATCACACCATGGTTCTAATGCTTCTAATAAATATGAATTGCAATTTTTAACAACAAATGCTATGTTATATTTTGGCGGTATTATAGGTTTCATTAATGTATCGTGTTTACAAAAGTGTCCCCATTTACGAATAAAGTTTCGAGTTGATCTTATATTCTGAGCTTCCCATTCCGGAGAATTTTGTCCTGGGGTTGTTAACGTAGGATTAAATCTACTACCTCTGCAAGTCATATGATAAACAAACCCTTCCCATGTTTGTATGAATGAAACTCCATTTAATTGAAATCGATTGAATATATCCGAATCTTCCTTTGACTGCGGAGCATATAATGGATCGTGTCCTCCTATCTCTTGGAAATCGTATTTCATGAATGCCCATGGAGCAAATATACCTTCAGTTGTTTTATCATCGTATACGATATCATACTCCATTTCTAAATGATGTAGTAATTTATCTTCATTAAATTGTTCCGGTTCAACTCCACAATTTAATAATACCTTTTCTGGTCCAGGTGGATGTAATGGAGGTTCGATTCGTGTTAATGATACAATTTTTTTGGAACCAATATGTTTTTCAATCGCATCCAAAGCTCCAGGACATAGATACATATCCGCATGATATATCATACAAATATCGAATGATGCTACTTCATTAACTAAACGATCATACAATATTGTATGTCCTAGGCGAGCTGGACCTTCATTACGAATTGCTCTGAATAATGGATCTTTTTCCATCATTTCTACACACCAATCCCAAGTACCATCTTTATCGCTGAAATCATCTGCAACGCAAATTTCTACTTCATGATTGCCTTGATTTTTTCTGATTGCGTCGTAAGACCATTTAAGATACTTTAAATTGTTCCGTGAAGGTTGTATAAAACTTATTTTCATGATATTTTTCTTCGTATAATCTTTTTGTTATATTACTACAATATAAATAAAATTCTTCATTCGTCCTAAGTTTTGCCGCAAGTTTTCTAGCAGATGTTAAGTCTCCTAATTCAACTGTTAAATCCGGATGAAGTTGTTCTTGAGTATCTAATCCTTTGTATCCTATACACGGAATTCCTAAATACGAACAATTCAATGCAAATGTACCGGCAGCGTGAGTTCGCATTAAATGAATACCATATTTAAACTTATTTAATTCATGGATCCATTGTTTCCAATTCATATATGGAAGATGCGTAACCAATTGGTCTTCGAGGGGTTGTTTTCGACCCATTGATGGCGCATATACTACATCTCCTAGTTCTTTAGCTATAATCATAGAATCGAATCCACCATACCAAGACACAAAATTTCCACCTATAATAACATCTTGGCGTTCTTCAATTTTTAATTCTCCTATAGAATCTTCAATCATCAAACTAGGCAATACGCGTACATCCGGATGAGTCGTTAATCCTTGATAATATTTTCGATCCGTTTCATTGTGTGTAAAAATAATATCTGCAGATGTTAATGTATTGAAATACCAAATTTGTTGTTCTAATGAATAGTCTTGCCAAAGCCAATTTGGACCTTCTTGCATTACTGCAATTTTATTACAAATCGTTTTTAATTTATTGATATCAAATTCTTTAACATGTTTAGGAATAATAACTATACCTAAATCATAAACTGGTGCTTCTATATATTCAAATTCAGTCAATGCGTGATTTATGTTAATATGATCAGAATTCAACGCACACATCCATGCAAATTCCGTTCTCATGTTATCATGGGTTCTTGGTATTTTACCAGAAAATCCCATTTCTGTAAAAAATGCTATTTTCATTTATTTTTTAAAATAAAAAAATTTTTTTTTAATTTCTATATGCTATTATATTATCATAATCAACTTTAAGTTCTGGATGAAATTTAGGTTGAATAAATCTTAGTATATCTTGATCATCAGACCCAATTGGAAAATTTTCTGGTTTCGAATTCCAATATTCGGATAACTTATCCATTGTAGCACCATGTGGAGTTATATAGTTACGTGCTTCATGAAATACATCGTATACGAAATCAGTTTCACCTATCCATACGCCAGAATTTAAATATCTAGTACTAAGTTTATCTGCCCATTGTTTTATTTGTGGCATAAGTGCATAACCATGTTTAGCTGGCGTTGACATGAATAACATTTTACATTCATGTGCTTTAAAAATATCTATTACGCGATTCGGATCGTCAATAAAAATTACATCAATTGCATCGCAATACATAATGTATTTTGTAGTACACTTACCAGATTGAAGATAATTATAAATCATTTCAATTTTAAAAGTATTTCGCCATGGCAATCGATTGTCAGTCAATACAACTAAATCATTAATTCCTAAATATTCTAAATTACATTCTAATATTGATTTATGTTCATATCCAGATAAAGAATTGATAATTCTATCTTCCATAGTACCTAAGTTTCTACATGTTACAATTGTAAGATCTTTTGGCGTAATAAATTTATTTTTGTGTATATTATTAAAAACCATATTTTCAAAATAGTTTTTAACTATGTGTCTGTCATGTATTATAGGATTTGTTATCATGATATAATGTTTTTAACGGCGTTTTCATAATGAAATTCATTGCTATTGTTATTATGAATGAATCCTCGTTCGCCTTCGATACAATATTTACTAACTCGTTTAGTTTCCGATAACCATCGAGTTTTTTCTACTAACGAATCTTTATATAAAAAATTTCTAAAATTTCCAGCATTTGTATTCCATTCGGTTAAATCTTTGTATTCACCCGAATTAGTTAACCCGACTCTAGTTAATGATATATTATCCATTGGAAATTTATGTTCTGGTAATAAATTTATAAGTTCTTTTGTATAAAAACTAAAAGAACCACGTGGAGTATATGCTTTAGGAATATATTCGGAATATCCATTATCTAAAAACATCCAATCCAATTCATTTTGTACCATATGGGTTTTAAATTGATGTCCCGTAGATCCATATCTAGATTCGTATATAGGTTTAAATAATTTAATTTCATTACTAAAAATATCAACGAACAGTTGGTCAGATAAAATTAAATTATCATCGTGCGTGATAAGAAATATATCGTAATCTTTAAAATCATAATCTTCTGACCATTGGTTAAAAACTTCCATATCTCCGATAGTATTAGGCTTTTCGAGATATTTCCAACCCATATTAGATAAATCTTGTTTCGTAATAACTTTTTTATACAACTCTTTATCTAATTTATAAAGTAAATTATCGCCGTTATACTGTCTGATGTATTCTTTTTCATTTATCGTATTAAAATCATCAGGTTTTCTATGACTAATAACAAATAAATCAACATGTAAATCAGCTGGAATACTCTGCGAAGCGATGCCTTCATAAAATTGATATGCATAATGCCAGCCGGAGGCTATAACTGCTAATTTTTTCATAATAAATTTAAAATAGATAAACTAGTTCGAGGGCCTGATATGTGTGTAAATTCGAATACGTCTTTTCCAATTGTATTATGAAAATGTTTCAATGTAGTTTTATTTATTCGAGGATGTAAATCAGCACCGCCTTCGATAATCACTTTAGAACCTTGTTTAATTTGTTTATTGATAAATTCATTGTTAATAACAACATCAAATATCAGTTCCCATGTATTATCAATATCTATCAATATCATATCAAATGGTATTGGGTCAACTAAATACGTTTTGTAAACGTTTCCTTGAGTTATAGTACATAAATCATATAAATTTCGTTCCGTTAATCTAGAAATAGCTAAATTTGGAGATATCATATCATAAGAAAAAATCAAACCATTGTATTCTCTACAAGCATAACTCATAGCAACCGTTAATGCACCAGAGCCGTAGCCTAATTCAACAATTGTTTTAGGTTGATGTGTTTTTACAAATTCATGAATACATCGTTCATTTTCTTGATATTTATGTTGTTCACATAGTCGCATACTTAATATTTTTAATAATGTGGATTACTTCGTTTTTAGTTAAAGATTCGTGAAATGGAATACTGACGGTAGTTAATGATTCTAATTCAGAATTTGGACAAATAAATTTTACAGATTTAGTATAAACATCATTGCAATGTTGCGATTCGTAATGAATACCACATAATATACCGACGGATTTCATATGTTTTATAAACTCATCGCGATCTTTAACATTAATTCTATACAAATGTTCGCTTGTATTATTATAACCTAATTCTTTATTATAAATATGTCGTACTTCAAATAATCGTTGTTTTTTATGTTCTAATTTAGATAAATTTTCATTTGCAATATATGCTTGAATACTATTCATATAAAACTTATAACCAGGCATACATATTTTCCTATCCCAATTGTTTTCAGCAAACGACATTCCGTTAAATGATAACATTCGTAAATAATCGATTTTTTGTTTATCGTTACTAACTATAATACCACCATCCGTACTGCCTACTGGTTTTGTAGGATAAAAACTAAAAAACATTAAATCATTTTCATTAGCTTCTATTTTAAACTGATTTGCATCTACTCGTTGCGCAGAATCAATAATTTTATAATCTTCAAATTTATGCAATGTATACGATCCGCCAATCCACTCAGTATCGTCTATAAAATTAATTTTATTTCCAGATGTAATTAACGCATTTAGTACAACCGGAGGAATCATTGACGGAACATTAATAGTTAAGTTTTTGTTTAAAAACATTAAAAAAATAGCATTTGTTGCACTATTAACGCTAACTGCATATTTTGCACCTACATATTCTGCAAAACGTTGTTCAAAATCTGTTACATTAGTGCCATGCAAATAATGCGAAAACTTCGAAGTATCGATTGTATAATTTGGAATGTTAAATAATTGTATCATAACAAAATATCATTTAATTTAGTAAGATTCATACTAACATCTGTTGGCACGTTTTCTTTGATATTAGCTTTATTTTCTTTTAATATATTGAAATTTTCTCGTATTACAAAATCATATATTGATTTTTTTTCTCCTCCGATATTATAAATTCCGGTAGCATTTAATTCAATTAATCTTAGTAGTATTTTTGCAGCTTCATCATTCCATAAAGGACTTTTAAAACTATCTACAAATGCTTTATCGTGCGGAAATGGTTTAACAAACATTGCTATACGTAATATTAAAGAATTTTCATACAACATACAAGAACATTCTCCGCCTAACTTTGACCAAGCATACTTATTGACGGGATATATCGGATCAGTTTCTTTGTAATTTCCATTAATCCCAGGATAAATAAAATCGGTAGAGATGTATACTATTTTAATGTTATGCTGCATGCATGCTAATACACAATTAGAAGTACCTATGATATTTAACTGAATACTTTTATCTGGATTCGTATCATGTACTATCATTGGACGAGATAATGCAGCTGTATGAATAAAGACATCAGGCTTATACTTATCAATAGCATTATTTATCGATGATAAATTAGTAATATCCATTTTGGTTTTAGACAATAAAATTAATTCAAAATTCGAATTCTGAATTTGCAATTCTTTTGCAAACTTACCGTCGCCACCTGAGATAAGAATTTTCATTGTAGTAATACTAAAACTGTAAATTATTATTAAATCTAGCTTTTATCTTCTCTCTCTTTTTATCTTCATCAGTCATTTTAGACCAAAACATAACTCCTAACGTTTTACGATCCATGCCGTTTGTTATTTCTGGAAATCCGTGCCATGAATATTCACTACACTTAAAAATATTTAATGTATTAAACTTATAAGGTACTCGAGTATGGTTTACGCCATCATGTAGTCTAAGATCAAAAGATTCGTCAAATTCTTCAGATAAACAAAGTATAGCACTATATTCTCGTTTCCAATCGTTATGCAGTCCATGGACTTCTGCATCTATATGCATTCCTAAGAATCCACCCTCATTATTTGAATTAGGAGTTATCATCATTCCTCCCCCATAATGTGTTAAGTCTGGAAATGCATTTGTTGTCAGACCGTTAAAAGCTGTATTAGGGTCAAAATTAGTTGCTATGTAATCCAAACAAAGTGCTGCAGCCAGTGGTAAGTTTTCTCTGCCGAGCTTAGAACAATATTGTATTTGATTATCACTAGCATCATACTTAACCCAATCCATACCGTGATGGAAACTATTAGCAGCTGCTCGTACTAATGCATTTGATGGAATAAAATTATCTATTGATAGATGCGGTATTTTACATTTATTCATAATTCTTCTAAAAAATTCATTTTTTATTTTTTTTTAATTTTACAAACTCGTCGAAATTATGAATATAATCATCCGTATCGTAGTGTGTACTACATAACGATACTAACACGGTATCTACTGAATGATACATCTGTTCGTCCCAAATTAAATTTGGTATGTAAATAGCATCGCCACTTGTTAATACATATGATCGTGCATTATTACCATCATGTAATTTAACTGTTATTTCACCGTTAAGACATATTATTAATTGTTTTGTTTTATAATGTGCATGACAACCACGTATTTGTTGATCAGGGACATTACATACAAAAAAAGTACGTTTAGGTTTAAATGGAATAGTCTTATCGAATTCTATCGGCAATAAATTACCATTCTGTTCGACGTATTGTCGCAGCCTAAATGTTAAAACGTTATTTAATGTAACCATAAGTTATTTATTTATAGTATCCCAACTTTCATTGAATGCACCGACCGCAGCGCGCATTTCGTCATCGGGATTATATTTTTTTGTTAAATAATATAATAAAATCGATCCTGGTTCTAATGCTTTATATCCATGATAAATACCTGGTGTAATTTCTAATACTCTTGGATTTTTATCTGACAGATATTCCCATTTAACTGTGCCATCTTCATATGCTAATCCAACCTTAAACGATCCTTTTAAACAAATCCAATAATCTGTTTGTATTTTATGTTTATGCCACGCTACTATATGTTCTATAGAATTAACATATGACACGTTAATCTGCCCGTCAATGTTGTTAAAAACATCCAGAAATCGTTGCGCTCTGTCATCTTCATGAAATGTCATATATTCTATATTATATAAATTTTACTATTGGAACGTGTGTAATGAATTTACCACCGCGTTCGATGAATTCTGATTCTTTATTCATAATTTCTGTTGCAAAATTCCATGCACCTAAATATACTACATCAACATCGGAATCAATTCCGTTTGAATTTTTAATTGGAATATGCGATCCGGGAGTTAATTTTCTTATTTTTTCTGGAGTAGTATCAATTACATAATCAATTAATGATGTATCGATTTCGCAATAATTAAATACGGTAGTAGATTTTGAAGTTGCTCCATAACTAATAATTTTTTTACCTAATCGTTTACATCTAGTTAACAATTCAATTAAATCTGTTTTTGATTGAGCTACCCTGTTTGCGAAATTTTGAAACGTTTCTAACTTATCTAACCCTAACATTAATTCAAATTGAATATTATTTTCTACACTAGAATCTACATTTGCAAATTCAGATTTCATTACGTATATACGATTAGAACCGCCATGTACGGGTATATTATCTACTTTAACAATTGTTAAACCATTTCTTGATAGTAAATTACGTAATGCTATTACTGAAAAAATATGAGGATGTTCGTCATATATCTGATCATATGAATTAGTGTTTATCATTTGAGCTAACGATGGGTCTTCAAAAATAAACAAGCCTGTATCGGATAATAAAGTATGTACCGCTTTAAACGTTTCATCTAAATCCGGAATATGACATATACAATTAGCCGCAAAAATTAAATCCATGGTACCATGTTCCGATTTAATACGATTAGCTAAGTTAGTAGTCCAGAATTCTGAATATGTTTTGTATCCCATGTCATTTGTTTCTTTTGCAAAATTACTACATGGTTCAACTGCAAATGTTGTTAACGGATTCCAATTTTTTAAAAAAACTCCATCATTACTTCCAATTTCTAATACTTTACTATTTGAGTCTAAATTTAACATTTTACTAAAATTTTTAAAATGTGTTTGCATTGTTTTAGACATAGACCCTCTGTATGCATAAGTTTCGTTAAACATTAATGGCGGATCTACATATTCCATATGAGTTATTAAATTGGTTTCATTATCAAAGCCAACTGATAAATTGTAGAAAAACTCATTATCAATATCTGTTTTTTCAATAAATTTATTAGCTATTGGCTGTTTGCCTAAATTTAAAAATTCTATTTTATTTTTTTTCATATTATGAATATAATCATTTTTTTACAGTTAACCAAATTATTTATATAAATCATTGTATATACGTTGCATAAAATATGCTCTAGTTCTTCCTAGTTCGTTTTGTGGTATTGCATTAAATTGATATACCCATCCGGAATTGTATAAATTAGTTAAATCGTCTTTCCACCAACATTGGTTCGATACATACAATAAATTTTTACGATGTAAATCCATTACTCCGTATTCTCTAGGAAGTATATTTAATTCGATATCAAATTCTTTACGTAAACAATTCATTAAAGCAATATCACTACCAGTTAATAAAATATCATATGATTGTTTAACCGCATCTTTATTTTCTAAATACCAATTTGTTACTTTGGATAAAAATTCTTTATGTGTTTTATTAACGATTACGAAACCAGTCATAAAAAATTCATATGATGGCAAACAATATTCTTTATTAAAAAACATTTTAGAATATCCATTAATGGCGCGACATACCCATTCATAATCTCCATCCGTTAACGGACTTGAAAATTTATTATCAGTTAATTCGAAAAAATTAGGACAATCTGGGTGTACAATTGAATCGGCATCTACTACTAAAACTTGGTCATATTCAATTTCATTATGTTCTAATATATCTAATACACACCAACGTTGCCAAGTTATTAACATTTCAGATTCTGGCATAAGTAGTTGATCCATTATAACTAATTCGCAATCGTGTTTTTTACACCATTGTTTCCATGAATCAATTCCATATTCATATCCGTCAGTACGACCCGCTTTACCTATACCAGATCTTGTTGTAAATGAATCTTCTCGTTTAATAAAAGGTATAAAAACTATATTTTTCATTACAGTAATTCTTTTTTAATAAATATTTGAGGAGGATATCCATATGTCATCGGTACTTCTACAAAACCATAATCATAACACATTTCAACAATTTGCTTTTTTGCTGCTTCGGGTGCGATATGTCCCGTGACTGTACGATCTCCACAATACTCTTCAAGAAAAAATACCTTATTACATAATTTAATTTGACTTTCATGTAAAGGCATAGGATCTAAAATATGTTCTAATACTTCTATAGATAGTACTGCATCGAATGTTTCATTTAAATTATCTATACTATTTGAATTTAAACTATACAATCTTAAATTTTTAATATTACTAGTCTCTAACATATTTTTCATAGTATAATATGCACCATTTTCAAAGTCAGCTCCTAATGTATCATATCCATTAATAGCAGAATTCCAAGTATAATATCCGCTACCGAACCCTACGTCTAAAACAGATTTGCAATTATACTTTTTCATATACGTATGAAAAATTCTAAATTTACGTAATCTATGTTCTTCCTTTCTAGCATTATCGTAATTAAAATTTTGTTTTGTATACCATTCAGATTGATCGTTATCATCATTTGGATTATACGTAAATTTGTTCAAATCAGGCTGAACGAAATTCGTGTGTATTTCAGACATATGTAATATATTAACATCATGTCCGCCCATATCATCTTCATGATATGTTTTAATTAATTGTTCTATTTGTATCATATTATTTTTATTATTGTTTTCCTATATGTTTTCCTAAATTCTTAAAAAAGATATTGTCTCGAGAATCTCCTGGTATGTAATTAAATTTTAAATTATTTTTCCATGCACAATAATTAAAACTTAATTGATCTCGTTTAGAATTGTAGCAAATCTCCGTCCACCAATCTTCCATAGCTTGTATACAGTCTGTTTCGTTGTGACGTCTCGCAATAACCATTCCAGTTATTAATCCATTATTTGAAGGATATCCAGCATGTATATAGTTTTCCATTTGTTTCGTAATTAAAGCAGGATTATCTTTATAACAAAGATTTCCTCTATCCGGACGTTGTTGATAATTTTTATGACCTATATCTAAAATATATTGAGCTTCTTGATATATACAATTTCTTGAATCTAATACATTATTAGCATGACTAAAAAATGCTACATTTGAATCAGATAAATATAAATTTATTAATTCAATTGGATTTTCTTTAACTATCATATTTCCGTCAATCCATATACTATAATCATATTCTTTTAAATATCGATGCGGAAGTATTTTAAATTTTTTTGCATTTCTATTTGAATCCGAATAAATTTTAGGATATTGTATTACGTTCCATGTTTTTGATTCAAATTGTCGATCTGAAAAACAAATAAAATCAATGCCAGGAAATTTAATTTCATGTTCAATTAAATTATCGTATCCTCCAAATATGGATGTATATATTGCTATTTTACTTGACATATTATACCTTCATAATGTTTTAAAATTTTATTTTGCGTTTTAGGAATAATCGTTCCTAAAGCATGACCTATATATTGAAGTACTTCAAAAGTGCCATTATCAATAAATTCATCAATAGCTTGTTTAATATCTGGAAATAAGCCGTAGTCATCAAACACCAATATTGGTTTATTACAAAGTTCAATTGCATTAAGTATATCTTGTTTAACATGTTGATATGTATGAATGCAATCGATTAATACGATATCATGATGTCCAAACATCCATTTTTCGTTGTATACATCTGCTATTACATAAGTAATATTTGAATTTTCAAAATTTACGTTGTTTCTTGAATATTCATGTCGATCGGGTAATACGTCAACTGCAGTAACTCGATTAAATAAATTACTTAATATTCTTGTAGTATACCCCGTAGACGACCCTACTTCCAATGCGGTTAAATTTTTATATTCAGATTTATTAAAGAAATCTATTAATTCTGATTTAAATTTTAAAGATGTAGTAGTTTTAGATTCCCATTTATCCGGAACATTTTTTAATAATTTTACCTTTAAAGGATCCGATATTAAAATTTCATTTTCTATTATATTAGAGCCAATTGGAAATTGCCGTTGCAATTCAATTACTTGCGAATATCTAGTTACTAATTGTGTCATACCTGTTTGATTTCCTATGTTGACTTTAGCTTTAGATTTAATATACAATTGAATACGAGTATCAATGTTTCTCATGTTTAACGCTTTATTAATAAAATTAAAACGCGTCATTTCTATAGGATCTTTTGTCCAATAAAAATAAGGAACATCAAATTTATTTAATTCATTTATCAAAACGTTATCGGATTCGTAATTATATCGATTAGATAACAAAAAACAACCAAATTCCGAATTGCCGACATGGTGTTTAATTATCGAATTTCCTAATTCTTGTTCTTGTTTAGAAAAATACAATTCGGGCTGAATATCATTAATATCATTAAACTGCCAAAATCTTAAAATTTGTTCTAATAATGGTTCATCATTATCCGAATATATCCGATAATGATCGTTAAACACATCCTCTTCGAAAGAATCAATAAAACCATCGATCCATGGATTGTTATCAAATATAGTATGAACTACTTGAAATGGATCATCCCACGATGACCAATTTTGTTCTAAATGTTCGAACATGGATTTTAATAATTTAGGAGAAGGTATCCAAACTTTGCAATCCGGATAACGTTCTTTTAATTTTCTAGGCATAGCTGATATAATACCCCAATCACCAATGCCAAAACATGTACGTAATATTACAAAATTTTGTTGTTCTAAATATTCATCTGGAATATAAGAAGGATCTGATATTGAAAATCCTAGTTGATCAGTTTGACCAATATCATATAATTTATTGTTGTATGTTCTCCAAAAAGTTGCCATTATAATGTATCGTAATATTCGTTTTGTTTTACTTGACGTTCAATTGTTTTTGGATGATATAAAGAATAATCTTCTTCCATTGGTAACTGTGCAAATGTTTTAATGCCAGTTAACTTTTCGTGTACCTTATTCTCCCACTGAATTGATGGATGATTCTTATAGATTCGTCCTTGCCAATCCGGCCAATTAATCCAACCCTCGCTATTAACACGCCACCCCCACTTTTTAATGTGGTCTACGGTTATATCAGGCACCGTGTTAACTCTTGGCACCCATATCATATCAACGCCATCATTTGCACTTAATATACCCGGTAATGCTTCCATAATAGGAGTGCATGGCATCTCATCGGCATCAATTTGAAAAATATAGTCTCCGTTGCAATATGACGTTAGTTTATTTTTCCAATCTGCAAAATTACCTTTAAATTCATCCTTCCATGTTGTCATATGACCTTCATGGTGTCTTTCGCAATGCGCTAGGTAGGATATTAACTCAGGTACTGCCTTTGTCGTATCAACTAATACTACAATCTCATCTTGTGGTCTTTTGCGTTCTAGAAGAAATGTAATGAGTCGTTGAATTTCAATGAACTCATTACATACTGTAATTGCATAACTTATTTTCATGCTTCTATTTTTTTCAATTTTGGCAATGTAATTTTTGGTGTTTCCGTTTTCGCTTTTTTCAATTTAGGAAGTTGAAGTTGTACTTGTTGCGGTACCGATGTTAATGAACCATCTACTATGTTTAATACTTTTTCATATACTGATGCAATTGCAGTTTTAGTAAATTCAGAATTTACAAAATAACGTTGACGTTTAGCTAAATCTACATATTTCTTGTAATTCTTTTGAACATCTTTTAGCATTTTGCTAGCATATCCATAATCCGGAGTAAACCATTTAGCTTCCTTAATCAACCAGTCATTTTTTGCTGAATCATGTATGTTTGTTAATCCACCTAATAATGCACAAATAAAATCTTTTTTCAAGAAATCTGCCTGACCCGAATAATGTGGTGCAATAATTGGTTTTCCGGTTGTTGCAAATTCTAATAAAGGTCTTCCGAATCCTTCTGCTTTAGTAAACGATACCATAGCTTTAATTTTAGAATGATTATACATAGCATTCATTTCTGCATCTGTTAATTCTCCATGGATTAAATACACATTAGGAAGTTTTGCGTCACCGAACATCTCCCGGATTTGTCCAATTTTATTTTCAATCTCCATACGATCTACAATGCTATAAGTTGCACCACTCGTTTTCATGATTAATGCGGGAGTGTTTTTTGTATTTTTATATGTATTGAAAAAACAATGAATCAATCCGCTTAAATTCTTTCTGTCTTCACCAATAACACCTTGCAACCAATGTCCTACCGCTAAAAATGCAAATGATTCTGAGATATCATTTAATTCAGCAATTTCCGTAGTTATGTTTGTGTTATTGTATACCGTTTCGTCAAAATATTCAGGAATTACTTCAATTCTCGTAGTGAGCGATTTATTTTTTTGTCGAGCCGTATCTTCAAATGCTTTTTTAGTGAATTCGCTTGGTACAATTACTAATTGCATTGCATTTAAATTGTCAATCCATTTTTCCGGACATATATCACCTTCAGTGCCTGCCGTTACTCCAATATTGTATTTACCTACTGCTTGAAGTTCATTTGGTACTGAAATTTGAATCCATATGTCTGGTTGATATTGTAAAGGCAACGGAATGATTCTTAATTGCCAATCCACAGGAATTGGATAAGTCATCGGAGTTCCGCCCCACGGCAATGATACTAATTTAACATCCCAGTCGGATCCTCGTTGTTCTATGATATTAGTTATGATTTCACGTGCATGATGACCATAACCCGATTGTGTCGCTACCGGCGACGCTATAACTACTTTTCTCATTATGCTACTATTCCTGTTTGTTCGTATTTTGGTTGTTCTACTTTTGTTACGGTGTATAATGCTCTAGATTGTTTATTGGTATTGAATAAATAATTAAACATTTCAATCATTTTATTACCCATCGATTCTGCAGTTAATCCGTTATTCAAACAAAATTCTCTACCTGCTAAACCATATTCGGTGCGTTGATCTTCAACAATGCTATACCAATACATGATTGCTTTAGATACATCTTCAAACCGCACTCTATCATCAAAAATATACGGAGTTTGTGGCGATCCTTGAAGCGATCTGTTGCTAGGAAATACTGGATATGCCCATTTACCATGTTTTGTGTATTTACCGTTATGATTAGTTGAAAATTCGCCATTGAAACGAATCCATTCGCCATTTTCATCCGTAAACCCGCATTGATCTTGCAATCCTCCAGTTACGTTGTTAATGATTGGAGTACCGGTTAGCATTGCTTCGGTTGAACTAAGTCCCCAACCTTCGTTGCTACCAATATTTACTACAACATCAGCAACGTTGTACATTGCATTTAAATCTTGTGCATTTAATTTTTGTTCCGAAAACAATATTTTACAATTAGGTGCCAATGTTTTTGCTACCGCACGTAAATCCGTTCCATTTTCGTCAATTGCTTGGGTATGCATTAGTAATGCTACGCTACTTTGTTTTTCTGCAGGAAGTTGATCTACAAAATGCTTGAATGCAATAATTAAATCTCCTGGTTGTTTTCTTCTGATGTTTCTGTTATTCCAAAATACTACAAAATCAACTCCATTCGCAGTTTTAATTTTATCATGCATTGTTTGATATACAGAATCGTCTTTTGGTATAGGTTTAAACGTGTTATGATTTAATCCGTGCGGTACGAATCCGGTAACTACCTGATTCCATTTTAAATTTTTTGAAACTACTCCGTTATCGTAATCTACAACGCCAAATCCGTTCTGTTTAAGTACTTCTCTGTGGATATTATCGGATTGCTTACTAATGCCCATGATCATATCACAACTACCGTAAAAAGGAGCGTTCCACATTGGATATGGTAAATCATCCCAAATTGAATAATACGTAATTGGAACTCGGAACGTAGTTTTTATTTCATGTTCTAATTGATATAACCAAACCCAATATCTTGGATCTGTAAAATGAAGAATCGCATCTGGTTGTTCTTGATTCAATATTGCGAATAAAATGTTTCTATCGCCATATCCGTTCCACGGAATCAATTTTACCGAAACATCATGAACTCCCGTTTCTTTTGATACTTCTTGAGATAAATCAAATGCTTTTCCCGCATCGGGATGATTAATTGCTGCACCCAATTGCACCCAGTCAAATTCTTTAACCGTATTGTAGATAATTTCTTTGCTAATTGTACCAATACCCGACGGGAGGCGAAAATCATCAGATAACAATAAAATTTTCTTTTTCTTAGGCTTGTTTGGATCGATTTTTTGTAACTTTGGTAACTCCATTTATTATTCCTTATAACTTTATTATAAATATCAGCCTAGTATAACTACTGGCTTTTTTAACTTGTTAACATTGGTATATGCTGTTTTTAACACAGGATCTAATGCATCTTCATTTGTCATAATCATCATGTAATCACAATGTTGTGCAATTAGTTTCATGCGATGATGAAGTTGACTAAAATGATATGCTTTGCCGTAATATGATTCTGGCATTGCTGAATATAAATTATATCCAGAAAATGAAGGATTATATTCATGATAATCCATTCCGAATTCTAATGCATATTTGCGAACCATGCTATTAGCACCTTCATTGCCTCCAGCACCGATAATAATTAAATCTTCCGGAAATTTACGTTTTAACATTTGCAACGTTTCTTGTACTTTGCGTTTATTTTGCCAACCCGTATTTCCTATAACTGCTACTTTTGTCATTTGGTTTTCTCGTATGAAAATCTAACACCTTTTGGAACGTGATTATTATATGCAAGGCGCAATCCAGTTTCTAATAGTTTTCGATTTTCTTTGTGATTGGGATCGCTAATATCAGTTAATAAAACATATTCACATTGTTCCCACCCTACAAACGGACTACGTTTTTGTAGTTCAAACTTATATACGTATGTGTGTTTATGTTTAAATTCAATCATACTATATTATAATTATTTTTCCGTACGAATCCTATTTTCGCGAGGACAATTTACGTAATCAGTTTTAAATGGACAATACTTGCAATTTTTATCACCCTTTCCAGAAATGGCCATATATGGTTTATCTGCAAGTTTATTGCCTTCTGAATCGAAACAATGTTCTACAAAATCATCTATTTGGCGCTGAACTTTGCGTTGTGTAACGGTACCTGAACTAGGTTTGAATAATTGAATGCGTTTTTGTGGAAACATTGACTCTTCAACCATTTTTCGTTTAACGATGAAGAATTCAACTACAATATTTTCTTTTGGAATACCAAATTGTTCAGAAAATTTATTTTTATAAATTACCAATTGTGCTGCTTTTGTAGGATCTGCTTTTTGATATTTATTCCAACCAGATCTGCTCGTTTTAATATCAAATACATGTATCGTATTAGTAGGTACGTGACGTATAACCAAATCTATAAATCCGTAAAGATATACTGAAGGATTGTTTGTCGATGCCGGAGTACATAGTTCAACTTCGATACCTATTAATTCCCAATCCTTAGTTGAAAAATATTGTTTTCGACGTTTCTTAAACCATTCCAATATAGCAACACCATCTTCTAAATATTCTGCTAACTGTAATGGATTGGAAAAATGTCCTCCGGTTTCTTGTACGCATTTAGCATATTCTTCGCGAAGCTTGTTAGTTAATATGCCACGTAAATCTAATGCTTCAGCACGTTTAACTGAATCAGTATACATAACTTCAATAAAGTATTGAAACGTTTCATGAAATGCCGTGCCGAAGCAAGTATCAATTGATGCTTGAAATGGAGCCAATCCGTCGATATATGCTAATTTCCAAGATAACGGACAACGATCATACATTGACCATTGCGAATAAGATATTTTTCTAGGTACCGTATTAGCATCTCGTAATGATAGCTTGTATACAGGATTGATATAATTTCCAGATTTCATACATTAAATATATGAATTTATTTTTTAAGTTCCAAGTAATCAGGTTCAAATTTTACGTAATTATGAACTTGTTCTTGCAAGTAGATATCGATTAAATCTTTGGTTTTTTCTAAATCTTCCGAAAATGATCCTTTATGTCGACATCTAACAATTCTTTTAATGATATCAAATTCATAACTGTTTAATTTCCAATCTTCTGCAAATTTATACAAACTATCTTTGCCTTTATAATGAGATTGAGTATTCACACTCATTTACGTACTCCTTTAATCATTGTTTTTATTTCTTTTTCGGTATAACCATAAAGTGACAGAAGATGAGCACATTGATCTTGATTTAATAAATCGGCGTAATCGATTGCTTCAGATTTGCCAACTTTATAATGTTCTGCAATTTGTTCAACCAATTTATCTGAAAATTTGTCTTCTTTCTTGCCTTTAACATACTTTGCAAAGTTATTGTTTGTAGGTAATAAATCATGATAAAGGCGATATGTTTCTTTGGGACGTAATACTCCAATTGTATATTTCTGTAACTCATTAATTACGTCTATCAGATCCTGCCGCATTGACAAGTAACGATTAACCATATAAACCGAAAACTTTGATTGATCCGTTTCGGACCATTTCGACCATTCTCGTTTTTTGCTAGTTACTCCGTTGATTAAATCAAAAATAGTTGCACTCTTTTTTTCTTCTGCCATTTTATAGTTTATATTTGTGTTTCAATTTGGTTTCGAATAATTCTCCCATAGCAATTTCCAAAATAACTGCATTATCCGGAATTCCTGGTATCTTTCGTTCTAATACATCATCGATACTCTTGTTTCTAAGAGTTTTCATTTTTGTTTTTGCATTGCTACGATTTGATGTCTTAAATACTATAGTTATATTAGACTTATGATATGGTATGGACATTATTTCTTCATTTTAATCGGTTGAAACTCTTCCGGAATAGCACCACAATCGTCGCATCTAAATACTGGTACCGGTACCATTGTATCTTTATCGCCACCGGTTAAGAATTTTGATACTTTGTTGATTGCCATTACTTGACGAAAGTATAATCCGTCACATTCTTTGCATTGTATCGGTTGCATATCGTTTGGACCGATATTTACATTTAATTTACTCATATTTCTCCTAAAATATTGACAAACATTGCCATTATGTTAATTTCTTTATCAACTACACTAGCATCTTTGTATTGCGATTCTGCGATAATTAATATACAAGGAGCAATATGGCCATGTGCAAATTCATCTAGATTATCAAATAAAAAAGTATACATTGGAGTAAAATCTCTAACTTTGCTATCCGCGATAATTTGTCTAATTTTACCAAATGATGCTTTTTTGTCTTTTGGATTTTTTAAAACATCCAATATTTCAGTCATGTAATTTGCTTGAATTGCACTTGCTTTATCTAATTGCAATACTCCATTAACTACGGATGCTTGCGATGCATTAATAGCACGGCGAATGTCTGGATATGATGCATTGATAATTGCAGCAATATCTTTGATATCGTATTGAACTTGATTTTCTTCTAATACTTGCACTAATCGTTTTGCTACATCCGTTTTATTAGGAGGCGTAATTGCAAATGTCTGACAACGAGATTGAATTGGATCAATAATCTTTTCAACATAATTACATGTTAATATGAAACGCGTAGTTTTGCTATAAGTCTCCATAAGATTACGCAATGCTGCTTGTGCATTTGGAGTCAAATAATCTGCTTCATCTAAAATGATAATCTTCCAACGACGAAATCCAACTGTCGATGCATAACGTTTAATTTTATCTCGTACTGCATCAACTGAGTTTTCATCGGATGCGTTTATATACATGACATCGGCATCCACACTATTGGCGATAATTTTTGCCAACGTGGTCTTGCCAGTGCCGGCGGTACCATAAAACAACAAATGAGGTACGTCACCGTTATTAATAAAAATACGAACCTTTTCAATGATGTGTTCATTACCAATGTATCCTTCTAATGTATCTGGGCGAAACGATTCAACCCAAAGTGTGTTTTCTTGTGTATTAAACATAAATATTTATTTTCCTCCCGTTGAACCGAATCCTTTTTCTCCTCGCTTTGTTCCAGTTAATGCTCCCGTTGGCAACCATTCGATATGTTCTACTTTGCATAAAACCAATTGTGCGATGCGATCTCCTTTTGCAAATTCAACTGTCCTAGGACCATGATTAATTAAAATTACTCCAATTTCTCCACGATAATCTGCATCGATAGTTCCTGGCGTATTTAATACCGTAATGCCATGCTTAAGTGCTAAACCACTTCTAGGTCTTACTTGTATTTCATAACCTTTTGGTATTTCTACAAACAATCCGGTTGGTACTAATGTACGTCCTGTCGGATCAATCGCAAATGCATGGGTACATCGAACATCTAAACCGGCACTTCCCGGTGTTTCATATTCAGGAAGTGCATTGTCTGATTTATTTACTACAGCTACTATCATAATTAATTTTGCAACATTACTAACCAATATGCCGAATCAAAATCAGCTCCAGTAAATTCAATACGAGCTAACCCATCTGGAGATACGTGAAGCTTACCAGAATCACCTCTGTTTGCTACAAGTACTTCTTTCAATTTATCTGCAGAGAAACAAACAGGTTCCATATCAGCTGCTGTTGTTGATCCTACTTCAAATGTAATATTATCCGCATTAACCGTGCTATAATTAATAATAAAACGAATTGTTCCGCTTTTTACTTGTACTGCAAAATTCTTTGCATCAGGTAACGCATTTTTTGCTTTGATAAATCTAGTTATAAATTCTTCATTAACTGGAATTTCAATTTGATATGCAGGTTCTGCATTGATTGATGGAACTGCAGGAATAACCGTTGTATCTGCTAACATGAACGTCGCTTCTGTTTTACCTTCGCTAATTTTCATTGCATAATTTTTACCTGCTGCATCTTTTACATCAATTTCTATGTTTTCGCCTAATGCAGACAACATTTTAATTAATGCTCCGGTATGATTGATTCCTAATTCACCTTTCATGAACGGAGTTGTTTTCCATTGTATTTTTCCTACAACCGTTTGATCCATATCAATCAATTCGCAATTAATTCCTTCTGCATTTTCTTTCAATTTAACAGCTTCACAATTACCTGCTAAATAATAACGATTGATTAATGATTGTAATTTACTTTTTTCCATTTTTATCCTGATTAAAATTTAAAGAATTTATTAAAGTTTTCAGCATCCGTAGTAGATATACTATCACCGCCGAATTTTTTATATGTTTTAATGTATTTTTCGTAGATATGCGGAGCTGCATCTGGATCTGCAAACATTTCATGCAATGATAATATTACATCATACAAATCTTTAGGTACCACCGTTTCTAACAATTCAACGTGACTATCTACCATTTGATTGATTTCATTTGCCGCATCTACATATAAATGCGTATTATGAACCACCATTCTTGGCATAGCTTCTTGCGAATATCTATCTAATCCTGTCGGAGTTTGTCCACCTAACAATTCATAAGTAAAATCGCTACAAGCAGGACATCCTAAGCTACACGGAACATGTTGAGTCAAATCCATATCGATTCCTACTCGTCCTTGTTTAACATGATTCTTTCTTCGATATTCCGCATTCTTTGGAAAATATAATTCCGAGAATGTTTGCGTTTTATAATTAGTAGAATGCAAATATGTTCCAAACACCGGATATTGTCCTGGAGACGATGAATCCGTAGTTATATAGATTCTATTTCCATAATATTTGTTCATTAATTTTTGCAATGTTGCTAAAATAAAGAAATCCGAAATCTTACTAATACCTAATAAGTGAACGTATTGGTTTCTTTTATTTTCAAATTCTTTTTCTTTAAGAAGCAATGAAATAGCAAACATAAAATCTACTAATCGTTGCGGACCTCCAATTGCCCATCCTTGAAAATCAAAATGCTTAAATTTATTGTACCACCACGCATACTCTGCTGAGTTAGATCCTTGCAACATGTTTAAGAATTTAGTCTTACCACTTTGATGCTTTTCAAACCAAGCAAAGTTATCAAAACTAATATCCGCACATTCTGCAAATTTATTTCTATATTTCGTTTTAGGTGGAATATCTAAATTAGCTGCTACATCGCTATTAGCTTCTAACCAATGAAAAATCTTTTCTCGTAATTCATTGCTATAAGGCAAAGCCCCAGTTGCTATTTGGTATCCTCCCGAATCTCCAAATACTAATACATCTTTTTCTAATCCTAGTTGATCTCGAAAATCCATTTTTTTGTAATGATGTCCCGCTGTAATCAAAAAATACGGATGTCTCCATTCTTTTGGATAACGGGAATCAAAAAACTTAACTGGATCTCCATTTGCAAATTTCATATCTTTCTTAAATGCAGATACCATAGATCCTGCAGATAAAGATGGAAAGTATATGAATCTTTTAGCTTCGCTCATCGTATTCCTTTAGTTTATTAATTAATTGTGTTGCTGAAAAAAAGTTTTCATGTAATGTTTCGACCAATTGTGCTATTGGTTGATCCATTGCTTGGTCTTCGTATTCTAATATTGCATTTGCTGCACTAGCAACGCTGTCAGCTCTCTTAAACATCGGATCATACATTTCCGTATATGATAACCGATTAGGAACTATGGGACATGCTCCTGCACACGCTGACTCATACATTGATATTCCCAATGTTTCTTGATCTGCAAATGATACTGCAAATTTAGCTCGCTGAAGCAATTCATGATATTCTTGTTTGTTTAAATTCATTTCCATAGCAACACAAAATTGATAATGTTGCAAATCTGGATGCTTTGCTAATCTTTGAAATAAATCTAAACGCTTCTCTGGAGCAATTCGGTGTGGAAATACTATAATGTTTTCTTTAAGAGTCCAAAGTTTCGGTGCAATTAAATCTTTTGTATATTCCATTGGCCAACCGGTTCTATGCCATCTCGTATCAAATATAACATCATACGTTTTATCGATTAAGTCATAATGTGCTCGAGTTGCTATCCAATTGTAGTTATAACATTCCATCATCGATGTTTCAGCATGGCGAATCCATGGTTTACTTCCCACGAGACGCCCTAAAAAGTCATACGGGTCATATGAACCCGCGTGCCAAAGTCCATGCAGTACAACGGGAATATTTAGGAGTTCACTCATGTATTTTACATTGATAATGCCTGGATGCCAAGCATCTGTAAAAATAATATGATCGCCTGCTTCAATTTCGCCTTTGGTAAACATTTCCGATAATTGATGTACTTGCGTTGCTTTATACATATTAGTACCGCCAAAGTTTAAAAAGGCTCCTGGAGTTGTTGCTTCCGGAATTGAATTATCTCCTTCTACAACTACAACATCAAATCCGTTATTGCGAAGCAATTGTGGTACATGAGTTTTCCATTCGCAAGTATAACGAGTCGGTACCGATTCTATGTCTACTAAAAATATTTTCATTTTTCTACAATTGCTCCATTTTCCCAATCTTCCCAAACTTCAACTTTGTATAATGCAGGAAATTCATTTAACAACCATTCTCCGATCATTTCACATGACATTGAATCAAATTCTAATACATTAGTTATTGGAGATGTAAACCCAATTCGCAATGCTTTTTGTATTTTGCGATTCAACAAGATAAATTCCTCATCGCGATCTGTATGTGTTACGGATGCATAACATCGAAATCCAAACATATGCCGATGCCTGTATGATAAAAATGCTACTTCTGGAAATACATCTTTGGCATCTGGCCAACAATGAAACCCTTCGATACTAAATGTTACTACTACGCTGTACTTCATCTGCTATTAACTTTTTAAATTTAGTTGTAGACCAACCGTGGTCTCTATTTAAGTAATGTATTGGAATATCTAAATCATCCCCTGTAAACGACTTTCCTATATAATCGTCTCCTAAGAATCTAACATCGTAATTTCCATGTTTAAGTAATTCATATAATTCATTTTCATATGTGTATGGAATAACTGCCGAAATACCTAATTCAAATAACATTTCTTGCCGTTCTTCAACGGATAAAATAGGTTTACATTTTTCCGGTCGTTCTATTGTCGGATCGGTATGTAATAATACTACAAGATCGTCGCAATTTTCTTTACATTCTTTAAACATTTTAATATAACCCGGATGTATTACATCAAAATTGCCAGCTATAACTCCTTGTTTCATACTATAATATAAGAAAATAAATCTTATTTTCCAAAACTAAAAAACTTTGCAACTGAATTATTTTCTGGAAATGCGCCCCAATTCATAGCCGCATAAAAATCATCCAATTTATTTTTCAATTCTTTTTCAAAGATTTTATTTCTGTCTATGTATTGTTCTACAAATTCTATGATAGGTTTAGGATCTTGATATCCTCGAAGTGCCATCGTATCCATTCCATATGGATTATCTGCTAAATATGCCCATTTCACCTTTTCTCCATTTTGTATAGCAGTTACATCTTTAACTTCGTACATATGCAAGAAATCGTTAAAATTAATTGCAGCCTTAACATGTGCGGGAGTTCCTTTAAGATATCCGGTGAATGGCTTTCGTCCTTTTATGAATTTTGATATTTCTTTTACTCCGGAGTTTTTCATTACATTTAATACATCGGAAGATTGTATTTGTTTTTTAAATGCATGAATCATATTCGATGTTTCTGTTTTATCTTTTTCTTTAAGAATATGCCAAAGTGTTTCTTTCATTATCATTTTGAAATCTTCTGGAAATGATGAACGAACTACATCTAAACCTTTTATATCTAATTTATCCGTAGGTTTTCCTTCTTTGTAAATTACCCATTGTGCATATCGTTTCTTGGCAATCCATAAACCAGATTTTGCAACATATTCTTGTTTAATTTGCCAACGATGTGTTGCGGTGTTATGAAATGCCAAAGCATATTGATCATACATACGATTTACATGACGTTGTATTTCGGATGCAATTTCATTGGTTTTATCTACCATGAACTTTTCATCGGATTCATCGCAATTCGGATATCTATGTTGTATCAAAGGAAGAGCCGAAATAAATGCGGAATCTGTATCTGTATAAAATGCAAATTCTGCTTGTCCTCCGGTTGCATTAATAAAATGCGACTTACCAATTTCTTTAGTATAATACGAATTGATTACTCGTTGTGAAAATTTAATAACATTTTGTCCAGTTGCCGTAATAGCACCTGCGTTATCTAAATCGTGAAAACGAAACGTTTTTAATCCTAATACTCCATAAAATGAATTAAGCAATACTTTTTGTGTATTTTGTAATGCATCGTAAAATTTATAATCTTCAGAACCAACTTCATATTCATCGCGTTTATTTTTATATGTAACGCGTTCATCAAACCATGTTTCTAATATTGCCGGTAAAAATCCTTTAATATCGGTTCGATACACTGTACCGTTACTAGCTACTGTATATTTATTATCGGTTAACCATTGTTTAACGTTTTGTACAAACGTTCCATCTGTAAATTTAACTTGTTGCGGTTCTGGCTTTAACAATACTTCTTGATTCCATTTTTCTATTACTCCTACTTTAGTTTCCGGAGATATATTTAATGTCATGATGATGCTTGGATACAGAGAAGTTAAATCTAAGTCATATATCCATTTATACAATCCAGGAACGGGAGCCATTACATATGCACCTGCTAAATCTTCGATTGATTCATCTTCAACAAATCTAAATGCTTTAGGTGGAGCAACCAATCCTTTACGTTTTAAATCTACAATAGCAGCACCATCCAAGTATTTAGATGCATAATATACATCTTCATACGGAACGTGTCCTTTATGGCATATAGTTCTTGCAAGATTAAGCATTTGTAACTTTTCGTCTAATTCATAAACCAAATCAACGTCGGTCATGTTATATTCTACGAATTTTTCAATGTCAGTTGCAAACAAATAATTTAAATCTCCTTCGTATTCAACTTTACCTCGACCCAATTCTTTTTTAGCAACCGTATCTAAACGATAATTTGCAAGTTCTGTATATGTAAATTTCTTGTATAATGTTAAATAATCTAAACTAGATACTCCAAATATTTTGTATCGTTCTCGATGTTTATTCCATTCTACAATACCTGCAGGAGATAGTTTTTTAACAGCACCAGATCCTAATAATTTTTTAATGCGATTAACCATGTACGGAATATCGTAATTATCCGTATTCCATCCCGTTATAACGGTAGGTTGTATTTCTGCAAATAAATTAATAAATCGAGTTAACATGTTCGACTCATTGTCAAATACTTCTACATTATCAACTGATATTTTTTGTGTAAGTCTGCGTTCTTCGTCTAATAGCAATACGCCTTTTCTTTTACCGGCTTTATCGAAATATGCAATCGATGTTATACGTGCACGTGCTTCTTCAGCAGTAGAATATCCGTTTTCATCTCGTTCCGTTTCAATATCAAAAAAGAAATCGCGATGTCCTTTTGAAACTAAATCTGAATCGTAATACAAATCAATAAGCGTTCGAACTTCTTCATTTAAATCCGATTCAAATGCTTTTGAATTGTCTTTATGATTTCCTGAAACTTTAGAGAGTTTAGTTCCATCTAATGATTGATATTGACCGTTATCGTCTGGTAAAAATGCATATGGTTTAAATGCAAACTTTTGATGCCCAATTTCATCATCCCAGACGTGCATCGTGCCTGTTTTTTTATCGTAATTTATTGCTTGATACATCGTTTATTTTTATAGTATCGTATGATACCGTAACTATTTATTGCTATTATAACTAATCCTAAAACCATATGGCTAATATTATGTATGTAAATATCATATATAATCCAACCAATATCGCCTACAATCCACCAAATTAATGCTGGAAGAAAACGTCCGTTGGCATTGACAATGAAACCAATCAATACCAATGCCGTACAGACCCATCCTAACGTCTCAATCATGGACGCGTATTTATCATTGCAATTTCATGTTCACGAACTAAAACAAATTCGTCGGACTCTAATTGTACTTTCTTTTGCGAACCTAAATTTCCGGAATAGATTTTTACTCGGTCTCCTACTTTTACTGTCATTGGTATTTTATTACCAGTTTGAGTAAACAACCCATCGCCTACTGCCATCACATCGCATTCAATGTATTCATCCATACCTGCCATCATGATGATACCACTTTTAGTTTTTTCTTGTTTTTCTAGTTCTTTAAGGAGTACTTGATCTCCAATTGGTTTCCAATTCATAACTTATTCCTTTTATTTATTATACAAATTTATTACTGCATCTTTGGTTATTGCAGTGCCTACTAATCGACCTGCTTCCATACCATTTTTAATTACCAACAATGTAGGAACATTTCTTACGTTGTATTTGCTACACGTATCTGGACTAGTATCAGCATCGATAAATGTAATTGTCATTTGAGACTGTAATTGTTGCATTTGCGGTTTTATCATTTTGCATGGTCCGCACCATTCTGCTGAAAAATAAAGTACTTGTTTCATTTTGTTATAATGTATTTAATTTCGTAATTGCCAAATGTCGTTGTCGTTGTCCAATTCATTATACTCCTCGTTTAGTATCAAATGCAATGATATGATCTCGTCCTGTCATGTTATATCCAAATTGTGCGCACATTTCAAATACTAACGGATACATTTTAATTAATTCTTCTCTTGTATCTCCCGCCGGCATTACATATGTTTTATCTTTTGGAATATTTAACTTTACTCGAAATTCTTCAATTTCATGTAAATTTTCTAAAGAACCATCCCATACTGGTTTATAATGATAATCTGCATGATATGCAATCATTTTTTCAATTGCGTCATAGTTCAACCTAAATTTATTATGTTGCGTAACCATTTTTTCATCCGTAATCGTGCCTTGTGGCGTAGAAATGCCCACAACGGGAACGCTATTGCTAAACTTAGGGCTAAGAGAGATAACCCCAATAGGATAATCAGTCTCAATAAAATGCGAACCTTCAGTTTCAATAGTAATAAGAATGCCTCTTTCATGTGCAAAATGCGTCAACTCATTAACCAAAGCGGGATGCATTGTAGGAGAACCTCCCGTTAACATCATTTCTTTGATATGTGGATTTTTATTATAAATATCTACAATATCATTAAATGTAAATGTTCCTTTTTCCGGATGAATGCTTGTATACCAAGAGTCGCACCATCCTCCTTCTCCAAAGTAGCATCGATGAGTGCATCCGGTAGTTCTTACCGCAATTGTAGGTCTTCCGAAGCGAGAACCTTCACTCTGTACACATCTATATAATTCAACAATTGGTAAGACTTTGTTGTAGTCTGTAATTCTTCCTGGTTTCATAAATTCCTTAAAATGGTAAGTCATCATCTTGCTCAACGTTATCGGCAGCATCGGATTCTAAATTAGAAATTAATTGATCAAACTGGTTCTTCAATTCAACTAGTTGTAAATATACATCGTTTATAGACATATTAGTATTAATAGTTTTACCAAAATATTCATCTAAAAACGATTTAGGATATGTAGCTACTCGATTATATTCTGTCGTTGCTCGTTCCTGAGGTAAATCGGTGTATATAACATGAACATCTTTTTTCTTAGCAGATTCATAGACTTTTTGACCTAATCCGGTTTCTCGCGATGATATACCTCGATAATCATATAAGGACATGTATTGTTCATTACTCTTCATAACTTGCCGAATTTCTTTCGTGTTCGTATACTTCTACTTTAATAGCTCTAACTCTGCCTTCGGTTTCTTCTTTTAAAAATTTGTTGATTATTTTGTACAAATGCTCTGCAAATTTTTCACATCCCGTTGCTGGAAGTATGCGTAATTGTATGATACCATTGTCATTCATTTGATGAAAATTCTCCAAGTATGGGTCATCGCTAGCTACAACTGTTGTATGATCTAGCAACCAAGCAAAATAGTCTTTTGGAGACATTCCAAGTATTTTAGTTTTTGCTCGTTTCATACCACCAAAATCCCATACCCAATTTCTATGATCTAATTCTCCTTCAAACCATACTCTAAACGATACAGCATATCCGTGAAGATACTGACAATGCGTACCATCTGCTCGCCATTGACGGAAACACGTTGAGTATCCATCAAATAATTTTGTTGATTTAAATATTGCCATTTTTCTTTGATTTTTTAGGTTTTTTAATTTCTGTATCTGTTTTAATAGGAACTTCAATTGTAACATATTCCGGAAAGAACATGTTCAATCCTACTCCAGTGCAAAATGTAATTGTTTTTTTAGCCATATATTATCCTTGTTTAGTATCAAATTTATAATCATCTGCTGTCGACGTTTGCATATTGCATTTCGTTACATTGTAAGTAGTAAAAGGTCTTGTAACTATCTTTACAATGTCATTTTGCTTTAAAAATTCTAATTCTGGACAATCTAATGATAACATTACTTTGCAACGATTAAATATCGTAGGAGGAATCTTTTTGTATTGCTCCGGAGTTATTTCTAATGTAACTATCGCTTTGGTGTCTAAGATGTCGTTTATTTTATTCCAATCCGCTTCCTTTATCAGTATATCAACATAACTAATACACATGTATACGTGGGGATATGCTTTAAAATTACCGGGAATTTCGGTGCGAACAAAGCAAGTATCAACATCCGCTAACGGACCTTCTACTTCTTTGCCATAAAAGTATTTTTCTCCAAACATCGTTTTATTTTAATATAAAGAAATAATTAAAAAATTCCAAGTTACCATTTTAAATAACTACGTATAAATGGACCTTCTCCGGTTCTCGTTTCAGTTTCTGCAAAAGCTCGTTTAAAGTCTTTAGCATCATATTCGTGAGTCCATACCCAATCTAAATCAAACTCGGTATTAGCTGCAATACGCATACTTCGTTTAAAATCTGACGTTCTAGGAGATGGAAATATGTATGTATGATTTTGCCATAATGAATTCCAAAAATTGGTAGTAACTGGTTTATCCATGGATGCTGCTAAACATATCACAGCTTCCGCATCGGCTACTGATAATACTTTTTCGTAATTTTCAGATTTACCGCTTAATTCTACAATCGTTTTAAACTTAAAATCTATTTCATCAAACGTAACAAATTTGGCACCTAAACGATTCCATTGTTCTTTGTTGTGACTACCAATTACGTAAACGTCTAAATTCGGGGCTACTTGTTTTATGTATTGTGCGGTAATGTTAGAAACAAATCCGGTGCCTACAAATAAAATTCTTTGTTTTTTAGATTTCGTTTTAAGTACTTGCAATGCTATGTTAACGGAACATGCAATTGGTTCAATGATATTGTTAGGTGAAATAGAATCTACATGTACTGTATTTTCTTCATCTGCATAAAACCATTTAGAAAATGCCGGATCGCATCGCGATGCAACTAAGTCTCCTACGTGGAATTCTTTTATGTTTTTTCCAACCTTAACTACTCGTCCTAAAGATTCATGTCCGAAATGGCCAAACGGTATTGCAATTTTTCCCGTATATTGATCTATGTCACTTCTACAAATGCCGGTATATACGGATTCGATTAACATTTGATTTGCAGACATTTCGCCTAAAACAAAATCATATTCTTCGATTTCTCGATTTCCGTAGCTATGCAATATTCGTGTTTTCATATAGATAGTTTAGCAAATAATGGAACTTGTTCCGATTCAACAAAGTGATCAATAATTGAATGTATTTCCACATCATATTTTTGATGTTGTTGATATGTAGCTTCATCTGCATACATATATTCGTGTAACATGGTTTCATATGCAGATTCTGGACATAATCCAACGCCATATGTTAAATTAGAACCTCCTTTAATAAAGAATCTCCATTCTACGATGTCTACATCGATATCTAATTTCCAACTAGCAAAACATTCAATATCGACGTTGTTTGTTTTGCTTTTAAAATACGCACAATCGTCTACATCATAGATTCCGTTTGCATCATAATTACCATATGTAGAATCATTTTGTAGTTGCGACATATCATATTGTCGATAACATTGTGCCGTAAACTCTTCTGTCGCAATGCGGTGTCCTAAAGTTCTTTGTGCTACACTTAACAAGTGCGGCATTAAGTCTCTAGATACTCCACTATACGATTTATACTTATCTGTAAACCAGCTTCCTGCTCCTGGAATTCTATTTTTATTCAACCAAAACAATTGTATCTTTTCAATTTCTTTGCCTTGCAAATCCGCAAATAAAGTTCTAAATTGATTGTTTTTAACCATCCATAACCGAGACTTAGGATATTGTTGTTGAAATCCTAACCAAGATCCGGCGTGTTGAAATCCAGGTTTTTCTACTACAATATTGGTTACATATCTCGAACCTAATTGCCGTGCTACTCGTTCGTGCGTATAATTGGGAGTACATATAACAGCTAAATCAATATGAACGTCTTTTGGAATATCGTCTACATTTAAGTAATCTGCGTTCAATGCTTTGTTTTGATCTACAGTAATTACATCCCAATTGTAATATTTACACGCCGAAACGTATAATTTACCAATACCTAATCCAACTATGCAAACTGTTTTATCCGCCATAACCTTTGATGAATTCATAAAACTCATTTCTAGTAGAAGGTTCAGACATAAATGCTCCGGATAATTTTGCCGTTTTCATTGAAGCTCCGCCGTGCTTAACGCCTCTACATTGTACACAATTATGAGTAGCTTCAATCATTACTGCTACACCTTTATTGTTTTCGATAAGTTCGTCAATTGCGTGATGAATTGCTACTGTCAATTGTTCTTGAATAGCACCGCGTCTTCCAAAATGTTCTACTACTCGATTCAATTTGCTTAATCCGATAACATTGCTATTATCTCCTGGAATATATGCAACATGCACCGTACCCATAATTGTCTGGTGATGATGACTACACATCGATGTCAAAGGAATACCTCCTTCAAATACGATGCCATCATATCCGTCACTAGGAAACGCAGTAATACCAGACATTGGATTATAACGTCCAGCCCATAAATCATTTACATATGCTTTTGCTACTCGACGCGGAGTATCTGAAGAATTAGGATCCGATTCCCAATTTACGCCTAATGCTGTTAAGAATAACCCGTAATGATATGCAGCTTTATCAATAATATCTTGCTTTTCTTCTGCAGTTAATGTTGCATCTGGACCTTCTAATGTCTGCTTCGTTGCTAATTGAATCGAAACGCCGTTAGCAAAACCAGGATGTACTAACTCTAAATTTTTTCTTTGTTTTTTTGTCATAACTTGAATATTATTTATAATATAGAATATTTTATTGAATTTTCAAAGTTTTTACACCTTTTTCATGACGGGGTTCATATGGACAATGCCGGCATCCGTTACCGCAACAAGAACCTCGTCTTTCATGATATGATTCGGTCATTACTCGATTGCCATTTTCGTAATAGAAATCACTCGGAAGGAGCTTGTTGCCAAACTCCTTCACGAATAATTGTTGTATCCAATCTTTTGTTGCTGGTTGTATCATTATTTAATCTCACACGCACCACCCGCACACGCTAATTCGCCTGACAGATCGGTGTTATCATCTAATTCAATTACTTGACTCAAATCAATATTATGAAGAGACTTCATCATGTTTTCATATGTTTCTTTGCTACAATCTTCAAATGGTGCTTGAGTGTATGTACCGCCATCATATGGTAAAACTGACAATCCGTTGTAGTGGTCTCTGTTAGTCCACATCCATTCTCCAGCCAATTCCCATTCATCTGCTTTAAGTGAAACTGTTGCAGATACATTGTGAGTATTGTTTCCGCTTCTGTGTCCTGGTTTAACCCATTCTAAATGAACCTTTTTAATACGATCCAATAATTGGAATGGAGATTCTGTTCTCATGATAGCTCCTTCCGGTGCTTTTTGTGGAATAGAAATTACAGCCGTATCGTGTGGACGGAAATATTCATCTTCAATTAGTTCTGGATGATTGATTGCTAAATAAGAATAAATTGCTTCATTTTTTCCTACTCGTATTCTGCGAATATAATAATCATTGTGCCATGCGTGTATTCCAGAACTTGTTCCTAAAGCTAATGATGTAGTTCCTGCCGGTTTTACTGTCGTAGTACGTGCTGATTTGTTAATGCCAATGATATTTGCTACTCGTTCATTTTCTTCTTTAACCGTTTTAGCCGCAGCTTTCATATCATATCCCAATACCGTTCCAGATCCAATACCTGTCATTGATACTCCGATAAGTGCGTCTTTTTCTGTGGTACGTTTCCATACCGGACGTAGATAATGAAAATCAGTGTAACCTGCTTGAAGTGTTCCGATAAATGCGGCAGCTTTCACTCGTGCTTCTAAATCTTCTTGCGATTCGATATCTGATGCATTTACTTCACAAAGGTTACAAAATTGGAATGGACGTAGTGCAATTTCGCAACATGGATTCGTTCCCCAATCTTTATCATTTGTAAGATAAATTCCTGGTTCTCCTGCTCCTGATAATTCTACTCGTTTCCAAAGATCCATAAAAAAATCTTTAGTGAGTTTATGTCGCATCAAAGTTGCTGAATTATTAGCACGTCCTCGTTGTGGATTAGTTTCCCACCAATTGCCTGATTTACACGCAATCATTTCTTCATCATCTGCCGAAAACAAAGATATAAGAGCCGCTCTGCGAATACCACCTGCCAATACAGCATCGGCAACGTGACATACCATATCGTGCACTTCGATTGCCGTTAATTTATCGCCTTCAGATTTTGCATCTAAAATACCAGCTAATTTAATCAAACATTCTTTTAAAGGTTGTGGACCTGGAGCTTTTCCTCCTGACGTAACCAATCTTGCACCTTTAGCACGAATATCCGAAAAATCAAACGTAAATGTTGATCCGCCTTCAAAATAAGATTTAACTAGTGCTTTTACTGCATCTGCCCATCCTTCAATTGAATCTGCAATAAGGAATCTTCTAGTTTTCTTTGGATTTGGTTTACGTATTTCTGGTAATTTTTCTACGTGATGTGTTTGTACTGAATATCCTACTCCAGTACCACCTAATAACAAGAACATTGCTTCACCAAATGCACGATAATCGTCAATTGGCAAATATGCACAGTTATAAATTCGGTTAGGGGAGATTTCAATTGGTTTTCCTCCGAATTGTAAACTACGCATTGAAGGTAAGACTTTTTTGTTGTATACAAACTGATACGCATTTTCAATTTCTGCAGTTAATTGCGGATATTTTTTAATGTGCATTTGCTTGTTTCTCGTAACTAATTCTTCCCAAGTTTCTCTTCGATTGAGTTCGGGAACATACTTGGCATATTTCATATACACCGTAATTTCACTCAAAATTTTGTTTGAAATCTCCATTTTTTGTAATCTCCTTGTTATTAATATAAATGTTTCTTAGATAAAAAAAGGACCGAATTTAGCATCCGGACCTTATTTAGTATAAATATGTTTTAGCCTAAAGTTCCGCCCATATCTTTGAATCTTTGTGCTAAATTTTTCTTTAAAATATTCTCACCGGTTTTCATAGTTTGAGTGGTTTGTTTACCTTGACTAGTTTGCGGTTCAAAGAATTGAAATTGTCCATTATTAGTATTAATTTTACTAGGTAACGTAATACCATCTGGACCGAATCTATTCTTAATAACATGCCCTCTACCAGTACCAGACATTTTATCTTCTACTTTTCTAGAAAGTGACATTAAGAAATCAGCCACCATCACTTTACCGTATGATGATGCAATTTTATCTGCTTCGATGACGTCTTCTTCTAAGGCACTTCTACCTGCTTGTGACGCGGTCCAAACCGGAATATCATATTCCCCTGCCATTCCTCGTAACTCTTCGTACAACTCTTCTAATGCTTCGTGTTTGTCCTTTTTTGCATTAATTTTCAACAAATCGCCGTAATCCACAATTACTAATGCAGGTTTATTTCCTAGCATAATTGTTTTTTCTAAATGAGCTTTGAGTCCCATAACTCCTACTGACTTAGTTGGAAAATATTTAACAATCAAATCGCCTTGAAGTGTTTTCATTTTTTCTTCAACGGTATCTTGATGATGTTTCAAAGTCTGTGCATTGATTCCGGTTAATACTGAATCATAACGTTGACCTACGTAATTTTCATTGAGTTCTAATGTATAATGTATAACGCAATGTCCGGCTTTAACTGCATTTGCACCGATATTAATAAGCATCCAAGATTTACCAATACCAGCCGGTGCCATTACTACACCTAATTCTCCCGGTGCTAATCCTCCATCCATTAAATCATCAATAACATCCCAACCTGTAGTAATAGTATGTCTAGATGCTTCGGCATAACGTGCAGATATATTGCTTTTGTATTCTAATCCAATATTGGTATCTGCACCAGCTTTCATTGCCGTATCAATCTTACTTTTAATTTCATCGTAATTGCCTCTTTGAAGCAAATTTACCGAATCCATTATTGCTCGTTTGATTTCTTGATTCTTACAAAAATTTAAAATTTCATCTTTTACAAATGTTAAATCATCCGATTCCATGTATCGGAATACATCTTTAAGTTGTTCTAATATTGCAGTCTTTAAAATGGATTCTGGACCATCATCACTTAATTCAGTTAATTTAACCTTTAATACATCTTTTGATGGAGGCGTCTTGTATTCATTAAAATGATTTAAAATTATTTCTAATAACCAGCTGTTTGCGTCTGATTCAAAATAATCCGGACGAATAATATCTGCAATTTGTTGTAAAAATATTCTATCTGTAAACATAGCGGCTATTACTTTTACTTGAAAGCCCCAACCATATTCACTTAATTTATCTGTCATGTAACAATAATATTAAAAAGATACTTATTATCCAAATTATTTTTTGTGAGTTTGTTGTGCAAATGCATTTAATGAAAGCCAAGTATTAGTTAACCACTCCGGAAGATTTTTCATGGTATTCCACATTTTATCTTGCATAAACAATCTTTGAAATTCTTGTCTGTTTAACATTGGAATTGGTTGTTGCATAATACCTCGTATAGTACTACAATTTTGTGCTGGAATATTTAAAAGTTTAATGTTCATTAAACGATAATTCATTTCAATAGTATCGTAATTATCCAATACTTTTTGATAAGATTTACCTTCTTTTAATACACGTTTATCATTGCATTTATTTCGTAAATCTTCCAATGTAAATTCCGTATTATTTGCTAATTCTGGAAATGTCTTTAAAATAGTCTTTGGACCAATTCCATCTACGCCGGCAATATTATCAGATGCATCTCCCGTAAATGTTCTATAAACTACATAATTAATCGGATGAACGCCAAATTCTTCTATTATTGCAGCTTCGTCATACATCTTCTTTTTAATGGGAGACCAAACTTGTAACTTGCTATCTATTAATTGATAAAAATCGCGATCCGTAGATACAATTGTAATTTTTTTAGCAACGTCCTGATACATATCCGCAATATACGCAATTGTGTCATCTGCTTCAATGCCATCGATTGCTAAAAATGTAACTGGCAAATTATCTAAATACGATACCAATCTACTAAATTGCCAACGCATAGCTTCTTGTTCATCTTCTATTGTAGCAAATTGTTGATGATCGTGTCTACGTAATCTAGTTTTATTGGCTCTATTTGCTTTGTAGTCGCCGTTAATTTTCTTACGTCGTGCAGACCCTCCGCGACCGTCAAATACAATTACGCATCTACTAGGACGAAAATCTCGAACTACTTTTCCTATAGAAAATAAAAATCCCGTAATACCGCCAATATGGTCACCATCTTCATTTGTGGATGGCGTCGCTCCAAAAGCCCTAATGAAAGTATTCAATCCATCGAATACCATGACATGATCATTGACATCCGATGGACCGTTTACTTTTTCTTGTTGTAACTTTTTGAACAGCTCTTGATACTTATTCATTAGCCTTCTTCATCTATAACTGTTTCATCGATTATTACATCGTCAATGCCACCATCAATACCTGCTTGGTATTTAAAAATGTATGCATCGCAAATTCTTTTATACAATCGATCTTTAATTTCTTTGTTGTCAATTACTTTTTCAACAAAGTTTTTTGATTGAAATTTAATTTCGCCAAATACTTCACCGGTATCGATATCTACATCATCCAATGTATAATGTGCGCCGGCTTGTTTAACTAAATCAAACTTCTTCATGATTTCTAACCAACCGCCATGATTGTCAATACCCGAATCATAATAGATATCGTAATTCACTTTGCGGTGTGGAGGTCCCATTCTGTTCTTAACAACTTGCACTTCGGTTTTGCTTCCGACTACTTGTTCAACTCCGTTGATTTTTGCTTTAATCATTCCGGTATTTTTCAATCGCAATCTAACTGATGCGTGGAATGGAATAGCTTTACCTCCTGATGTCGTCCAAGCATCTCCGAACGAAACGCCTAATTTAGTACGTAACTGATTTGTAAATATCAAACATATATTTTCTCGTGCAATCCAATTGGTAACTTTACGCATTGCTTTTGAAAGAATGATTGACTTACTAGTTGCATAACCATCTTTATCATATTCTGCCGCCATTTCAATTTTTGTAGATGCGCCCATTACCGAATCCACTACAATCGTTACTAAACGATCTTTATTCGATTTACGTACTTGTTCTACAATTGTTTCGATGGTTTCAAAAATCTCTTCAATGGTTTCTAATGGAACATATAACATCGTTTTCAAATCAACGCCGATAGCTTGTAAAAACTCTGTACTAGTTGCAGACTCTGTATCGATATATACTGCCAATCCGCCTTTCTTTTGAGTTTCTGATAATGCGTGCGATGCCAACAATGATTTTCCAGAAGCTTCTAAACCGGTAATTTCGGTAATTCGACCTACTGGGAATCCTCCGTTCGGTCGATTTGAAATTGCTAAATCGAGTGAGTCGCAACCTGATGAAATCCAATCTTTAACATTGCTAGGCGCATCATCATCGCCATCTAAGAAGAATGCAGTTTTTAATGCTTGACCTTTGAATTGCTTGTTAATGCTATCCGCCAAGGTATTTGCTAACGCATCTTCCAGTTCTAGTTTGCTTTTACTCTTTGCCATTTACAACTCCTTAATTGAAAAGATCATTGAATGCTGATGCAACGTCATCAACTTTACCTGCTACAGGCTTAGATGCTTTTGCTGGAGCTGGAGCACTTTGAGTTTCTTCTTCTTCGTTTGATGCTACATCCGAATCTGCATTTTCTGGATTCATCCATTCAGCCAATGCTTGTTCCAATTCTTCATAAGTTGGTTCTGGAAACAAATCAGTAATTTCTGGTTGATTCATGATTTTTTCAGCAATTGATTTGTCTTCGGTAGCTGGCTGTGTGTTAGGCTTAACTCGAATTGCTGTTTTAGGATATGCTCCCGGTGCGTCTGCTGGAGTAAATTCTACATCGATATCACGTCCATTCATTAGATCCGTAATGTCTCCATAATCTGGATCTGAAATAATTGAAAGCAATTCTGTGTAAATTGTTTTTCCGAATCCCCAAAACTTAACACCTTCAGATTCTTTTCCTCGAATGATTACAGGAACGTAAGTTCTCATTTTTGGTTCAATCTTACGACCCATTAGCCATTCATCCTTATCGCCAGTCTTTTTAAGTTTGTCTGAAAACTCTACGATTGGATCGGCATTGCCAAAAGTTATTGGAGAAAGCATAGAACGCTTACCAATGTCATAATGGAAATACAATTCTAGAAATGGATTTTCTTTGCGATGTACATACGGTACGATGCGGATACGTGTCTTACCTGCTTCAGGTTTCCACAAATTTTGTTTTTTGTCATCAGCTTTGTTCAACTGATTAAGCTTTGCTTTAATAGCGTCTAAATTAAGTGCCATTAGTTAACTCCTTTTAAATGGTTAATAAAATATAAAATATTAATTACAATATAAGTAATTAAATCGTTAAATCAAAATAATTAATTAAATTTATATAAATAAATATCAATTCCAGGTAATTTTCTTAAAGAAAACCAAATTGATAACTCGGTATCCAACGTCATCTGTAAGTATAAATGAATTTTGATAACGCGTCCAATCTAACTGATATGTTTTGTCTAATATGCCATTGTTTACTTTGCGAATAACTTCGTTAAGTGCATTAACCGTATACAAAGTATTGGTTTCTTTTTTACGATGTATGCTTATTGTATTTTGTCCTCTTCGTGCCGTTTCATTTGCATTATAAGTGCAATACAAATTATCTGTTAAGTCTACATTTGCAAATACAAATATTCTGCGTTCTGGAATTTCATAGTTTGTTTGTATGTAGTCAGTTATAATATTTAAATCCGTACGATGTGCAAATGTGCAAAGTAGTTGTGTTTTCAAAGTTCATATTCCTCAGTTATATTCGTATCACTTAAATCAATTTTATCTGAACCAATTGCAGATTCTATTATACGTATTTTTCCGGCATCTATAACTACATATCTAAATTCATTTGTAACTCGTATACGATCTTTTCTGAAAACGATAAATTGCAAATCAGTGCCTATGATTGAATCAACTGCTTCTTGTAAATCAACATCCAGCATTTCTGGATTTCTTACGTATTTCAATCGACGAAGTTCCGTATTAATATATGTAATATCTTGGCTACCGTCATCTATAGGTTTTATAGTTATAGAACCATCGATTGCTTGAGTTAATGGTTGAATTGACATTTCTATAGGCGTCGCATTTGGTCCGCGTAAAATAACGTTAGTATAACCTTGTATTTCAGAATTTAATGCATTTGCTTCTCGATAAAATTGCATTAAATACTGTTTATCTTTCATATTTAAATTTCCGGCTAAAATAAATGTTCTCCGTTCATCTAAGTATGCAATACAATTTAACAAAGTTTCGTTAAAATATTTATGAAATGAAAATTTTGGATTTTCAATGGTTCCTCGTAATTGATCTAATCTTTTTAAAGTTGTTACAATTTCATCCCAAAATTTAAATCTAGTAACGCTGCCTTTAGTACCTAATCGGATTGATTTAGCATTTCCTTTACCGCCGGTATAATCTTTTATTTCGTAGGATTGCCCATTTGCTGTCATATCAAATGATACGCCTCCTCCATTTATTTTAGATCCTTTTATTAGAGATGCTAATAAAATTTCTCCTTTTCCTAAACCTTTGGTTTCTAATTTAAATAAATCGTAATAAAAACCAGTTCTAAAATTTATAGTATTTAATTCATCTTCATTAACGCCATTTAACGTATATAATAAAGATGCAAACATTTCAGATTGTTCTGAATTTAATTGATTTAAAAAGTTTAACGTTATACCATCTGCTTCAGTCGGCAATGAATTTAAGAATTCTCGAAATTCATTGGTTTTATTTGTTTGTTGAATCGCATTGATTAATAATTGGTTTTCAATCGAGTCAAATTGTACGGATTCGGAAATTGTCTGTTTAACGTTTCCACGAGCTCGTTCTACAATTAATCGTGCTTCATCAGCGGATATATTTACAACTTCAAGTAACACATCATACAATGTTTCATAATCTCTGGAAGTTGTGGGATATCCTTTTGGTAGTCGATAACACCATTCTGTTAATATTAAATCAATATCAATGTTCATAACGAGACTGTTTTCATTTTACTATAAATATCGGCAACTTTCACTTTTACCGGAAAATTGCCTTGTTCCAACGTTTCTTTTATTTGTGGAATAAGATCTTTGGCTTCTTCAAATTTACTATCTAACAAAACGCTATCATACGTATACAATATTAATTTAGTTTCGTATGATTTTAATAATGCAGATATGGCTTGTAATTTTTTTACAGATACTTCAGTTTCCAATGCCTGTAAGTAATAATTGAATACTTTGTTAGCCGTAGGATTGGTAATTTGTTCTGAAGTTATACGTCTTTGCAATATGGGAGTTTCTATGTATTTTTTAGTTTTCCAAGTATTCCATAACGAATAAATAAAATCATTGATTTTTGCAAAAAATGGAATTGATAGAAATTCTCGATCTATTCCTCCATATAACAATCTAAACGTAATTTGTTTGCTTTGTTCATACTGTTCTTCAGTTAACGTATCCGTATCAAAATAAAAATGACCAAAATATTCATGTACAGATTCTGATGGCAATTCGTATCCAATTAAACGTGCAATCAATCTAACGTGATATGCATCAAAATCCATTTCTACTAACGCGCCATTATCAAATCGACTACAAAATGCATCACGGGTACCATCTTCTTTGTTCATGGCTGCAAAATTAAATCCTCGATACGCATTACTCGGACGTCCCGTAGT